GGCGTGATACCGCACGACTCGGAGGTGAACTTCGCGTCCGAGTCGCGCGGCGTGAACCCGTTCACGGAATTCGTGGACCACCAGATGAAGCTCTTCGTGCTGCTCTCCACGGGCGGCACGCTCACGTCGCTCTCCGAGGCGACGGGGATAGGGTCTGGCGCGAGCGAGACGCAGATGGACACGTGGAAGCAGATCGTGCGCGCCGACGTGCGCATGGTCTCCAACGCGCTCAACCGCCAGCTCTGCCACCGGCTCATTTCGGAGCATAAGGACTTCAAGAGCAAGCCTGTCCTCGTGGAGTTCCGTCTCGACACCGAGCCGCGCCTGACGGCGAAGGAGGCGGTGGAGCTTGCGTCCTCGCTCTCCAGCGCGGGGTACGAGATGGACGTGGCGGAGCTGTCGCAGCTGACGGGCTTCACCCTGCGCAAGAAGCAGGAGGGCGGCGGCATGGGGTTCAACGCCGAGACGGATCCGCCGCCGAAGACCGAGATCGTGGCGAACGTGGACGGCGGAGGCGCGTCCTCGCTCGTCTCCGATCCGGGCGTGACGGTTCCGTCCGGTCCGACGGGCGGACATTCTCCGCTCTTCGCTGGCACGAGGACGACGTTCGACCCCGAGACAGGCGGAGAGGCGGAAAAAACGCCCCCTGCCGCGAAGGAGCCGGTTGGCGGGACGGTCCTCCCCCCGGAGCCTCCGACGCGCCCTGCGCCGTCCCTCGCGGCGGCTGAAAGGGCGGACGCCGTGACGCCGCAGGCGGAGAAGATCGGGGAGCGGCTTGTGCGCTCCCTGCAAAAAGACTTCAAGGAGGTCGCGGACGGGCTGGCGCGCGTCCTCGCGCTCCCGGAGGACGAGAGGGCGGGCGCGGCGGCGGAGCTGCTGGCGAAGCTCGACTCGCTTATCCCGGACGACCCGGCGATGGCGGAGGTCATCGCGGAGCAGATGCAGGAGGCGTTCGACCTCCAGCTCAAGAGACAGCCGGAGGGCGACGCGCCCGCCGCTAACAAGGCGATACCGAACTGAAAAGGAAAGGAAAACGAAGATGGCTGACTATGCACACAAGACTGAATTTCCCGGATTTTTTTCAAGATTCAAGGTTGGAGACAAGGTGAAGTTCAGAGACCCGGAATTTGAGGACGACAAGGTTCATACTGTGAAAAAGGTCGACGTGGAGACGTTGAATGGGCATCCTTGGAAAATTCGGATCGAGCTTGAAAACGGCGTTCGCAGGTACGACGATCACTTTATTCTCGCCAACGCCGCGCGCTCCCGCAACGCGGTCGTGCAGAAGGCGCTGAACGCCGTGGCGAGGAACGGACGTGCAATTCCAGTTGATTCAAAAGGAAAAGGAATAATTGAGCGTTGCAAAATCCGTACCGCTGACGGTGAAGTCGCGGAGGTAGCTCACATTGACGAGGATGGGTTCGTGTACTTTAAGTCGAAAGACGGCCGGGTACGCGGCGTTTCTGCGGACACGGTCACAAGGCTCAACGCCGACACGAGCGTCCTCCGCGAGACGGCGGTGAACGCGAAGTTCAAGGTCGGGGATAGGGTGATAGGTGAATTGCGAACACCTTCGTCGGTAGGAACGGTCGTAAAGGTTGAGAAGTTTAGGCTGATGAAGGTGAAATTCGACGAGGACGGCACCATCTTCACGGTGGATCAAAATAAGTTTATGCCGTATACCAATTCCACCCGCACCACGAACGCCGTCATTGCCAAGGCCATGAACGCGCAAGCCGTGTGCAACGCATCGTACTCCGCCGCGCTAAAGACGATCTTGGACGCCGTCAAGCCGTACATGGACAGGCGGATAAAGGACGACACCTCGTGGCGCTACCCCGCGCTCGTCATTTCAAAGCTCCGCGACGTGTGCGAACGCGCGGTCATGAGCGCGGGTCGATACGACGGCAAGCGCCCGCCGCACCGCGTCTACGACATTGAATGCGTGAAGGACGGGTTCAAGTTCAGCGGAAACCTCATCGTGTCCGGCCTCCTGCACCGCGACGACCCGGACGACGTGTCGGCGTTCGACGAGTACGACATGATTCTCTCTCTTGGGTACACGGGGAGGGCGTGAGTTGACGCCCCCGGCAGATGGTGAAGGAGAAAGACTATGACAAGCACAAACTCAATCGTTGCAAACGCGATGGCGGCGAAAGGCGTGGCGAGGAACGCCGACCGTTACGAGGAGAAGGTCTTCGGCAGTGGAGATGTCAAGGCCTCGCTGAAGGATTATGGGCGCGGGCCGGGATACGCGATTGACGTCTTTACCAACGGGATAACGTCGGCCTCATCGTGGGATGACAAGGGGAAGAAGTGCATAAGCGACGCACGTGCGACACTTGCCGCAATCGAACGCAAGGCTTCTGCTCTCAAACAGGCCATCTCATGGATGGAGCAGAACGCAAAGGCGTGGTAGCAGAGGCCGAACCATGAACCACCCCATCATCACCAACGCAACGCGGAACGCGCAGCTCCCGGAGACGGTCGAGGCCGGAAAGGCGATCACCATCCAGCTCGCGCCCGAGGGCCGCTACCCGCAGATTGTCGACGACGATTCCGCCGAGGGCGGACAGCGCGAGGTCGTGCAGGTTCTCGACCGACAGGCGATGGACACGCTCGTCGCAAACTTCGACAAGGCGCGCGCCGAGGCGGAGGCGAAGGGGCAGAAGTACGGCGTCCTCGTTGACGCCGACCACTCGTCCGAGACCTCCACGAACACCGCCGCGATGGGGTGGGTGACGAAGCTCTTTGTCGATCCCGAAAAGGGCCTCATGGCCGAAATCGACCCCACGTCCGAGGGCGTGGAGAAGATCAACGGGAAAGTGTACAGGTTCGTGTCGGGCGCGTGGACGCTCGACGACGACGACAGGCCCGTGGAGCTTGTCTCCATCGGCCTCACCAACAAGCCGAATTTGCCAGTCGCGCCGATGATCAACTCGGCGGCGAAGAACGCGACAGACGGAAGCGACGCTTCGGGAACCCCGCCGACGGGCGAGGGCGTGACGAAGACGGACGGGACGGACGCCGCAAACGCCGAAGGAGCGGAAAAGAAGGACGCGGACGGGAACGCAGGAACGCCGAAGCCGGAAGGCGACGGCATCATCACCAACAAGGAAACAGAAGACATGAACGAGATCAAGACTTTGCTCGGCCTGCCCGAAGAGGCGACCGAGGAGGACATCGCCGCCGCCGTCTCCGCGCTCGTGGAGAGGTGCAACGGCATGGAGCAGGTCACGAACGCGCTCGGACTCGACGAGACCGCCACCAACGAGGAAATCCTCGAGGCGGTGAACGCCGTCGTGAACCAGTGCGGCGACCTCCAGGCGCAGAACGAGGAGATCGAGAAGGAGAAGCTCGAGGGCGAGGCGGAGACGCTCGTCGCCGACAACGAGGACGTTCTCCCCGAAGAGATCCGCGAGGAGATCAAGGAGGAGTACATCGAGGACCCGGAGAAGGCGAAGGAGACCGTGGCGAACTACCGCCGCATCTACGACCGCGCCGTCCGCAACGCCGTCCGCGCCGGAACCGGCGAGCCGAAGGTGCGCACCGCCGTGGTGTTCCGCAACTCCGAGGCGCGCCGACCCTCCGTCGGCATTGCCGGAATCGTGGCCGACTGCGCGGGCGACCCCGTCGCCATCAACGCCGCCATCGCCAAGATGTACAAGCACTAAGGACAACGCCATAACAAGAAAGGAAAAAGACAATGGCAAACATCCAGACTTCCCTCACCGACCCTGAACTCGTGTTCGCGGCCAACACCGCGATCCTCAAGGCCCAGCGCGCCATCGCCAAGATGACGAAGTTCGCGACGGACTTCACTGCGGAGGCGGCCCAGCCCGGCTCCACGATGATGATCCAGTTCTTCGACGACGGCGAGGCGAGCGAGTACGACGACGAAACCAACAACTACGGCGACGCGAACGGCTCGACGAGCTTCATCCCCGTGACGTTCACGAACCACCCCAAGAAGTCGTTCTCGTTCGGACCGAAGGACTTCCTCGCCGTGAACGGCTCCAAGTTCTGGGAGAACAGCGGTGCCGCCGCCGGTCGCGCGGTGGAGATCGCGATCCTCAAGACCGTCTCGCAGTACTTCAACTCGACGCTCATCCCGACCTCCGGCCAGGACAGGCAGACCGACGGCACGGGCCGCGTGACGGGCACGCTCCTCGACTTCGGCGCGTGGAACGAGCAGGTCTTCGGCACGGGCGTGTTCAACAAGGACGCGGTCGCGATCCAGGCCCGCCAGTACTGCGACGCCGCCGAGATCAACGCGGGCGAGTGCGTGCTGATGGTGAACGCCAAGGCATACGGCGAGATTCTCGCGTCGCTCGACGCGAACCTCTACGGCGGCCCGGAGGCGATCCGCTTCGGCATGATCGAGGGCCTGTACGGCTTCGACTCCGTGATGGAGAACGACCTCCTCCCGAAGACCGAGGGGCTGATCGGCGTGATCATCCCGCGCAACGCGGTGGGCATCGCGGGCCGTGTGCTTCCCGTCCTCAACCCGAAGCTCTACGAGGAGGTCGGCACGGTGACGGACGAGCACTCCGGCCTCACCATGCAGTTCCGCCGTGGCGGCGACTGGGAGACCGACAAGTCGGTCATGACGTGCGAGGCGCTGTTCGGCGCGAAGCTCCTCCAGCCGACGAAGATCGTGCGCATCGTGAGCGCGGCGACTCCCGCCCCGACGGGCGAGACCGGCGAGACGGGGCCGACGGCCTAAAGCTGACGGCCTGAGCCGTGGAGCGGGCGGGGACGGACTGCCGCCTCCGCCCGCTTCGCATCGGCAGGGCAAACGAAACAGGAAGGAGATTAGACATGGACTTTAAAATCGGAGAACCCGTGTGGTGGATGCAAAACGGGGTGCGTGTTGATGGACGAGTAGTTCGCTCCCTTGGCGGCGGAAAGTACGAGGTCAAAAAAAACATCGGCGGAACTTGGGAAGTTGACGGCGCAGACCTTCACCATGTATTCGACAATTATCCCGCCAACTCCCGCGCGTGCAACGCCGTCCGATCGACGAACGCGGTCGTGCGGAAGGCACTCAACGCCTGCGCGAGGAACGGCTACGTCGTCCTGCGCACGGCGTCGGGCGAAACGGCCAAAGTGTACGAGGGCGACAGGGTGTCGTATGCCGGGAAGGAGTACGTCGCAAAGGCCCTCGGAAGCCCGCAGATGGACAAGGCGACACTCGTGGACGGGAGCGGCAACAAGCTGATCGTGCGGCTGAAGGATGTTGACCTCAAGGCGCTCAACACGCGCACGGCGAGGAACGCGACGTTCGGATCGGCCGAAGATGCAGAGCGGTATTCCGAGCAGGCCGTGAAAGCGGCAAAGAGCCGAGTCTTTAGCGAGATGGGCACGCTGAAGGATGTTGTTCGCGCGTTGAGGGGGTACCCGAATTCCAAGACAGTCCAGAAAAACCTCGTGACGCTTGAATGGGCGCTTGAGGAAATCAAGAAGGCCGCACAGACCCTGTCGTGACAAGCGGCGCATCCATCGAATGGCCGCGCCATTTCGACCGCGCGTACTGCTTCCACTTCGTGAAGGACGCGGCGAGGCTCCCCGGCTTGACCGAGGAGTTTCGCCGCGTCGGGCTTCTAAAGAGCGGCGTGTTCCGCTGGGTCACGACCTACCCGAACCCGTGGGAACGGCGTCTGATCGAGGCGATGCCGCGCGTCTGGCCGAAGGGCGCGAACAAGACGGCGGTCGGATTCCTCAACCTAGGCATGGCGTCCATGCGGGCGATGCGCGAGGCCCTTGCGGACGGATGCAAGCGCGTCCTCTTTTTGGAGGACGACATCCGCTTTCTGCGCGACATCGGCGCGGTGGAGGACGCGCTCTGCGCCATTCCCGACGGGTTCGACGTGGTGCAGTTCGACAAGTTCGAGAGGGCGGAGACGACGCGCGACCAGTACGCCGCGAAGATTGCCGCGCAGTCGGTGAACGCGCACTACTTCGACGCGGCGGGGACGCTCTACACCTCCGGCGGGTGCTTCATGGCAACACGACGCGGCATGGAGAACAGACTCCGCGCGTTCGAGGAATGGCGTCCCGGCCCGATGGACGGATACCTTACTATGAACGGCAACCGCGTTGCCGTGGCGAAGCGCAACCTCGCCGTGCAGATCGTCTTGGGCGACGCGATGGTGTTCGACTACATGAGGGCGAACACGCACCACGCGGCTTACAGGCCGCAGGGAATCCGATACGAGGACTACGCCGTGCCGGACGGCTACGGCTACGGAGCGGCGACGGCTGGCGGTTGACGGAACGGGCAGACGGCATGAAGGAGAACGCAGAGATGGAACACAATTTGAAGATCGTGGTGTACGCGATCTGCCGCGACGAGGCGAAGTTCGCGGAGCGGTGGATGGCCTCGATGAAGGAGGCGGACGAGATAGTTGTCCTTGACACGGGGTCGCGGGACGGAACCGTAGAAAAACTACGGTCGCTCGGCGCGAAGGTCGAGACAAAGCGGTACGCCGGATGGAACAGCATCACCGAATACAGGCGCATCGCCGGCGACGGCAAGGAGACGCCCTGGCGGTTCGACCGGGCGCGCAACGATTCCATCGACCTTGCCCTGGGGCTCGTCCCCGACGCGGACATCCTCGTCTGCACGGATCTCGACGAGGTGCTGCTCCCCGGATGGCGCGCTAAGCTGGAGGAGGCATGGACGGCATACGCCGGGGCGCACGGCGGCGTCCAGCCGACGACCGCGCAGTACGAGTACGTATGGAACTTCAACGCCGACGGATCGGACGGAACTAAGTTTCTTTACGAAAAGGTCCATGCCGCCAACTGCGGTGCGCGGTGGACGCACCCCGTCCATGAAATCCTCGACTACGGCGGCAAGGAGAAGCGCATGGTGCGCGTGGAGGGAATGCGGCTGGAGCATCGGGCCGATCCGAAGAAGAGCAGGGGGCAGTACCTGAACCTGCTGGAGTTGTCCGTCGCGGAAGACCCGGCGGACGACCGCAACGCGCACTACCTCGGACGCGAGTACGTGTTTCGCCGCAGGTGGGACGATGCGATCAAGGCGCTGAAACGCCATCTCTCGCTTCCGCGCGCCACGTGGCGGGCGGAACGGGCCGCGTCCATGCGGTTCATCGCCATTTGCCACGGAGCGAAGGGACGGCTTGCGGAGGCGGAGATATGGCTTCGGCGCGCGATGCTGGAGGAGCCGGGACAGCGAGAGGCCGCGCTTGAGCTGGCGGAGATGATGTACAGGGCGAAGGACTGGCCTGCGCTCGTCCGCGCGTGCGAGGCGTGCCTTGCCGTCAAGGAGCGCAAGATGTCCTATCTCACGAAGGCCGAGTCGTGGGGTTCGCGTCCATACGACCTCTACGCAATCGGCCTGTGGTACACGGGGGAGCGCGCGCTTGCGATCCGCGCAAACGAGGAGGCCATGCGCCTAGACCCGGCGAACGAGCGACTGCGGAAGAATGACGAGCTGATGCGCCGCATCGTCGCGGAGGGCGGTTGACGGCGCGTGCGGATTGTGCCACGGGCGGGATTGTGGTATAATCCTTCCAATTTCGGCGGGGCCAGAAGTTGCGTTCTCCTCCCCGCCTAGCCCGCGCGGATGCCTATCGTCCGCGCGGGCGTTTTTTGTGTGCATCTATCGTGCATCTATTGTGTATCTATCCGCGCAGAAATGAGCATTCCGAAGCACCGCGAAGCACAACGGCAAAACATGGAAAATGGTAAAATCGACCAAAACGGCAAAAGCAAGTTCAATTTCCATGTTTTGCGTTTTTGCGGCGAAACGCCGTCGCGGGACTCATAATCCCTAGGTCGGGGGTTCAAGTCCCTCCGGGTCCACCATCGCGAAACCCTAGCAAATTCGGGGTTTTGTGCTTTTTCGGCGGACGGACAACACGCCGTTGGCGCGCGAGGGTGTGCATCTATTGTGCATCTACGGTTGACGGAGGGGCTGGGATTTGATACCCTAGCACACCGAAGCACACCACAGGAGAACGCAGCATGGAAAATGACGCCATCGGCGGGAAGGGTCCCGCGAAGCCGCGCCGCCGCAAGGGGACGGGCGGACTCTTCCGCAGGGGTAAGATGTGGTACGCCAAGTGGACCGACCGTGGAAAGGCCACGGTGGTCTCGACGGGTATACGCGCGGACGGCGCGGACGACAAGGAGCGGCGCAGGCGGCGCAAGGAAGCCGAGGACTGGCTCATGGATCAGACCGAGCCGTTGCGGATGCGGCACAGGGCGGACGCGGTCGCGATGCTCATGCGGCGGCTCCAGACCGCCGAGGAGCGGCTGAAGGACGCCGTCGACGCCACGGTCGGGAGGCCGACGCTCGGCGACATGGCGCGGATTTTCGGGGAGTCCGCGCGGAGGCCGGACTGCTCGGAGGAGATGCTGGGGAGGTACAAGGCGGCGCTCGACAGGTTCGCGGCGTTCGCTGGGGCGAGGAAGCCTGTCGCGGATGTCGGGGAGCGGGACGCGGAGGCGTATTCGCGCCATCTCGCCGCGAAGTTCTCCCCGAACACGCACAACAAGAACGTGAACGCGCTCGACCTCGCTTGGCGGACGTGCGGGAAGGCGGCGGGGGTAGCGGACGGCGCGAACCCTTGGGCCGGGATCGCGCGGAAAAAGCTCGACACGCACGTCCGGCGCGTTTTGACGCGGAAGGAGACGGACAGGATGCTGGCGCGGGCCAATGGCGAGATGCGCAAGCTCGTCGCCGTGTGCCTTTACACGGGCCTGCGGCTGGGGGACGCCTGCCGCCTCAAGTGGGAGGATGTCGGGGACGGGGCCGTCGTCACGCTGACGAAGAAGCGCGGGAAGACGGTCGCCATCCCGATCCTTCCGGGGCTTGCGAAGGCGCTGGCCGGAGTCAAGCGGAGGCGGACGGGATTCGTGATGCCGGGGATCGCGCGGACTTACATGGGCGGGAAGGACGGGCCGAGCAAGGTCAGTAGGGCCGTAAAGAGACTCATGGAGCGGTGCGGGATCGAGACGAGCGTCAAGGGGAAGGGAAAAAGGAGGTCGAGGCCGGACGCGGGAGCGCATTCCCTGCGGCACACGTTCGTGACGCGAGCCATCGAGGCGGGGGTCCCGCCGCACGTCGTGCAGGCGGTCGTGGGGCATTCGTCGGCGGCGATGACCGAGCATTACACGCACCTCTCGGACAAGGCGGTGCTGGAGGCGTTCGGGAAGATCGAGTGACGCGGCGCGGTTGACTTCTTGTGCGGATGGCAGAAACCATCAACCCACAAGGAGATCGACAATGACATTCAGCAACGCGGTCGCGACGATGAACCCGTCCGGCACGAACAACAACGCCACGAAGATTCCGAGCTGGCACGGCTACGTCTACAAGACCGTCACGGGCCTTACCGAGGAGGCCGTGGCGGCTGGGCAGTTCAAGCTCATCTTCGTCAAGGCGAACGGCGACCAGTACGTCTATACCTTCGACGGAGTGGCGGACTACGCCTACACGGGCTACATCGCCAACAACAGCGGCGCGCTCGGCACGGGCTCTCCCAGTACGTCCACGACGCTCGACATGGGCGCGGACTTGCTGGAGGCACTCGTCTCGGACGCGTGGCAGACGGGGTCGCAGACCTACTACGACTCGAGCCGCACGACGGACAGCGAGTGGTAAGGAGAGCGGGAATGGCGGCGGAATCGTCCAACCCCGTAGTCCGCAACGCGGTCGCCGCGACTGCGCGCAACGCCCCCGACTGGCTCGGCGCTGGCGCGTGGCTCGCGGGAGCGCAGCTCTCGGAGGCCGTGCGGAAGAGGAACGAGGAGGCGAAGCGCAGGGCGAAGGGAGAGGTCGGCCATGCCGTCCGCGACCTTCGCGCGTCGCTTCCGCTTTTCGGCGGGCTTGTCCGCACGGGCGACACCGTGAACGGGTTTCCGGCGGACGACGCGGCAAGGGCCGTGCAGGGCGCGGTGGACGCGCTGTCGCGCATTTTCGGATTTTAGAAAACGGATTAAAGAAGGAGATCAAAAATGGCTAAGTTCAAAGTAGGTGACAGGGTTCTTATCGACGTGTGGCCGGACAAGGGCCTGGTCGGAACGGTCAAGGAAATCGACTATGGCGGGCATCCGGGAAATGTCTATGTTGACTACGGGACAGGCGCTGGGAGCGTCCCAGAATCGCAACTTCGCCCCGCCAACTCCCGCGCTTGCAACTCGACGAACCCCGTCGTGGCGAACGCGATGAGGGCGAGGAACGGGAAGCGCGATGATAGATCGACCATGCAGGCGTATGGCTACGCCAAGAGAGCACTTGAATCGCTTGAGTCAGCGCGACTTTACATAGGGCAAGCAGAGGATGACGATGATGCTCGCTATGAGGCCCAGATGTTAGATCAGGCTATCGGCCAAGTGAAGGCGGCTATCCGTTCGATGGAATAACCTGCCGCACTAAGGAGACCCCATCATGGCTTGGAGACAGGCAACGCTACAGGACATCGCCTCGACGCTGAACCAGCGCGAGCTTGATATGTTCCGCGCGCATCCCGACTTCAAGACCGACGCCGACCCGGTCATCGACCTCATTAAGCAGACCGCCGCCTACGTGCGCGGCGTCTGCCGCCGCAACAGGCAGGTCGCCATGTCGCCGGAAGAGTATTCCATCCCCGAATCCCTCATGGGCGCGGCGATGGACTTCGCGGCATGGAAGGTGCTCAAGCGCCTATCGCTGGATGTTGGCGAGGACAGGAAGAAGGCGGCGGAGGACGCGAAGGAGCTGTTCAAGGAGGTCGCGGAGGGATCGTTCACGCCGGAGTCGTGGTACGCCGACCCCTCGGAGGGAAGCGACAGGGACTCCAACCGCGCGACGCCGCAGTTCACGGTGAACGCGCGGCGCAAGATACTCAACATGTACCCGCAGATCTAGCGGGAGGCGGAGGGAAGCGCACAGGCGATGCCGACGCAGATTCCATCGACACCGGCGGGAGACACGCTCGCGGGGATGACGCCCCGCGAGACCGGCCTCTCGTCGCGCCAGCTGAAGTCGTGGCCGGAACGCCTCAAGGACGAGTCCGTGTTCTCGGCGCGCACGACGCTCCGCTCCTACGTGGACATGATCCGCAAGCGGCTCGTCGAGGTGGCGACGCGGGCGGTGATCCCGGACGAGGCCGAGCGGATGCTCCGCCGGACGCTGGAGGATGTGGGGTACAGGCCGGAGACGGGATTCCCCGACGCGAGGGGGCGGGTGCCGCCCGCGACGCCTGGATCCATCACGGACCTTTCGTCCTCGCGGCGCATCCAGCTCATCATCGACACGAACGTCAAGCAGGCTCGGTCGCTCGGGCAGATCGCGTCGAGCGAGAATCCCGTATTCCTCATGACGAACCCCGCATGGAAACTCACGCGGACGGGCGCAAGGCGGAAGCCGCGCGGAGACTGGAAGCGGCGATGGGCGGAGGCGGGCGCGGCTTGCGGGTGGAAGGGCGCGCTCAAGAACGCGATGGTCGCGCTCAAGACCTCCCCAATCTGGCATGAGATAGGGCAGGGGGCCGGAGGATTCCGCGACACGATAGGCACGGACTACCCGCCGTTCGCGTTCGGATCGGGCCTCGCATGGGTCAACGTCGGTCGGCGCGAATGGAAGCGCCTTTGCGCGGCGGAGGGCATTCCCGACGGACTGGAGGAGATTTCAGCCATCGCCAAGGCGACGAAGGCCGCGCAGGAAGCGGAAGGCGGCAAGGGCGCGTATGGCGCGAGCGCGAAGCCGGGGGCGGCGCGCGGTTTCGCTCGCGGCATCGTGGAGGGGCTTATTCGCGGCGCAGGCGGCTCCGCGTTCATTCCCGATACAAGGGCGAGGGACGCGGCGCGAAAGGCTCTGGAGGCGTCTATGGCGGCTTCTGGCGCATCCCTGGACGCGAACAAGGCCGCAAGGGACAGGATCGCGGGACTCGTTGCTGCTGCCGCAGGTGAGGATTGGGCGGAGACGGTCGCGGAAGCGGGAAGGAAAGCGACGGCGGAGCTGGACGCGGCGCGGCAGACCGTCATGGCGGCACGGGCGCGTCTCGCCGCGTTCCTCCGCTCTGTGCAGACCGCCCCTGTGCCGAGGGATGCGGCGGCGCAGAGGGATCAGGACGCGCGGATGGCGAAGCTCTCGGAGGCGGCGGACAAGACGAGGCGCGTGTTCGAGGAGGCGGGAAAGGCCGCGACGGAGCGGGCCGAGGCCGTGGCGCGCATCGCCCGCGCGGAGGAGGCGTAGCATGGCGGAACCGCTCCTGTCGGTCAAGGTCGAGGGCGTCGAGCAGGTCAAGCAGGCGCTCAGCGCGGCGTTCACGCCGGACGCGCGGCGGCGCATGACGCTGGAGATCGGCTACAACGTGCAGGAGCGCACGGCAGACCATATCGCGCAAGCGTCCGTCACGCGCCACAGGACGGCGGACAGGCTGGGCGCGCCGCATTCGGGGTTCCTGGAGTTTGCGCCGGGGCGCGTCCGCTCCGAGGGCAGGTTCCCGCACGAGGACGGCAAGCGCGGGTTCATCGAGCCGAGGGACGCGACGGAATCGTCCGTGGACATCGTGATCGGCAACACGCCGGGGCTTTCGCGGGCGTTCCACGACCTCGTGATAACGCCGAAAAAGGCAAAGGCGCTCACGATACCAATCAACGCCGTCTCCTACGCGAAGAGCGTCCGCAAGGTGGAGGCGGAGGGCTACAGCATCCATCGGCAAGGGCGCGTCCTCATGGGCGGCAAGGGCGGCGGAGACACGATACCGCTCTACGTCCTATGCGGGCGCGTGACCGTGCCGCAGGATCGCGGCCTGCTCCCGATGGAGCAGGAGATCGCGGATTGGGCGGCGGAGTCGGTGGAGGCGTTTATCGCGATGGAGATGGAAAACGCGGGACTTTAGAGGGAGGCTGGCAGCATGAAGAAGCATATATCGCTTTCGCGGGAGTTGCAGGGGATGATCGCGGGCATCCTCCGCGCCGACGAGTGGTTCAAGGCGCACCGCGTGGAGATCGTCGAGCAGGACTCCGAGGAGATGGCGTTCATGCTCCGGCGGAAGATGGAGAGCATCGAGGGGCCGGTGCTGGTGGTGGGGACGGATTCGCTCTCCAACGACCATCCGGCGGCGGAGGCGACGTTGTTCGTGAGTGCGACGGAGCTGATCCCGACGAACCGGGCGATGCAGGGGTTCACGACGGCGATAGCGGCGGTGGAGGCCGCGATAGACGACATCGACGGCGAGGACTGGCACTGGGCGGAGGACCTGCGCCACGAGACGCCGAAGGAGGGAAGCGGAATCCTCGTCGCGCGCACGTCGTTCAAGGGGTGCGTGTGGAGGCCGACGTATCGCGAGGATGGCGAAGACTGCGAATGCGCCGCCGCGCAGGACGCGGAAGGTTGACCTTTCCGGCTGATGGCAAGAGGACATCAGCGGAAAGGAACGAACAATGGCAGATAGACTACGCGCCTCGTGGGGCGTGAAGCAGACACACAGGAACACGCCGAACGGCGTGACGGGCGTCGTGACCGACTACGACGAGGGGCTGGAGCCGATCATGGCCGCGCTCCAGAACGAGGTCGGCTCGGACATCGGACACACCATCTACGACCAGAAGCGGTCGATCTCCATGACGATCCAGTGCAAGAGCAACTCGGAACTCCCGGCGGCGGACTCGCTCATCACGGTCGGCGGAATCCAGTGCTACGTAGACCGCGCGAACATCACGGAGAACAACCAGTCATACATGAAGTTCGCGGTCTCCGCGTCCCGATTCCGCCACGCGCCGGTCGCGGACACGCCCGACATCTGGCCGAACGCGTAAGGCGCACGGAGCTGAACGCACATGGCGAACGCGCTGAGAGCGTCCTGGGGCGTCACCGACTCGGTGTCCGGCGTCACGGGGGTGCTGGTCGGGATCGACCTCCGCTCCGAAGGGGCGTTCATCACAGAGACCGACCTCTACGGGCGCGTCTGCGCGGTGTTCATGTACGACGGCACGAGCACTTTCACGGTTGACGTGCAGGTCAAGGCGGGCGTGACGTGGCCGTCCATAGGCGGCCAGATCACGGTCGCCGGTCATGCCGCCTACGTGAAGGACGTGCAGCAGACGGAATCGAACTCGACCTACCAGAAGCTGCGCATCACGGCGGAGAGAACGCTGCTCGTGAGCGCCGCCGAGAACGTGTCGTGACGCGACAGGTAAAACAAGGAGAACGATATGGAAGATCATGACAAGACGAACCCGGTGGCGGGCGTGGACGCGCTCGTCGCCCCTCATCCGCTGACGATTGCGCGCGTGGCGCTTCTTACGCGGGTGAACAGCCCCGTGCTGTTCGGCCACGCGGACGACCTCTCGCGGAACCTTGAGGCGCTGTACCTTGCGGACGCGCCGTTTGCCGACGCGGCGAGGAGCGCCAAGGCGGGGACCGCGCAGGACGACGCGCTCGCGTGGGCGGAGGCGGACGAGGGCGTGAAAGAGCCGGACGGCTACGCGAGGCGGATGGTCGCCCTCCTGGACGCGATAACCGCGTTCTGGAAGATGCTCCCGAACGGCGACCCGCAAAAAAAAACTCCATCCGCTACGGGAACGGATGGCTCGCCGAGCTTGCCGAGTGGTGCTGCCGCACCTACGGGTGGCGGCTCGAACATGTGACGCGGGAGATTCCAGCCGTGCAGGTCGCATTGCTCTACAGGTGCTACGCGCAGGGGCCGGGAGGCCTCCAGAGCGGCACGCTCATGAACGACGAGCTGGCCGCAGAGGAAGGGTGGTGCTGAAATGGCGGAATCGAACGTCACGCTCCGCGTAAGAGCGGACACCTCGGACGCGAGGCGGGAAGTCAAGGAGACGACTGGCGACATCGAGAAGATGAACGCCGCCGCGAAGAAAACGCAAGGCGCGGCGAATGCGGCTACTGGCGGCGGGGCCGGGGGCGGCACAGGAACGCCCCCGGTCGACACGAAGCAGGCAGCGCGCCACATGGCCGACGAGTTCGGCAAGCGGGCGGGCGCGGCGATGGGCAAGCTCCTCGTCTCGTTCATGGTGAACCAGGGCGTCGGCACGGCGTTCTCGCTCATGCGCAAGCCCGGAGAGGACAGCCGGCGAATCGACCAAGTCGAATCCACCGTGCAGGGCGCGATACAGTGGGGCGGGGCTGGCGCGACTGTCGCCGGGCCTATCGGCGCGGTCGTGGGCGGCCTTCTCGGCGGATTGAACAGCTTCATCCTCAAGGAGAAGGAGATACGCGACAGCCTCGCCAAGTCGCGCATCGACTACGACCGCGAGCGCGGGGCGGCGCGGATCAACTCGGCCCGTTCGCAGGAGGAGCGGTTCTTCAGCTGGAGCCTCGGACTTTCCTCGCCGGAGGAGCAGGCAAAGCTGATACAGGAGCGGGCGAAGGCGTTGCAGGGTGCAGGGGAAGGCGGCGACAAGGTGGCGGAAGCCTACCTCGCGCTCGTGAGGCAGCGCAGGGAGGCGGCTCCAAGGCAGATCAGCGGAAGCGGGTCGATATGGGCGGGTGGCGCGACGGTGACGGTCGGGGACGAGGCCAGGTACAGGGAACTGTCGCAGCAGGTCGCAGACAGGAAGGCCGACTTCGACAAGGCCTTGCAGGCTGTTCTCGGCGGCAACCTCGAGAACGCGCCGGAGCTGGGCGGCAACAAGACCGGGACGGCGAACTGGTACAGAGGCGTGTGGGAATATGCCAAGAGCGAGTACGGCATGGACGACGAGAGGACAGGCAAGGTCAAGGCCCAGCTCGACGCGGTGAACTCGATGGGGGATTCCCTGAAGGATAAGGAGCTGGAGGTCTACCTGGGCCAGCTCGACAGGGCGATGGGATTCGCGTCAAGGAGCGCGATCACGGACAGCGCGTCCTCCAAGGGGCTGGGCGTGGGGGCGCAGATCGGAGGCATGGCGAACGAGCGGATGCTGGGCGTCGTCCAGGAGATACTCAAGGCCGTGCGGAACGGACAGAAGGACGTGGTGGAGACCATACGCGCCAGGGGCGGCGTGCCGGGAATGCTCGGCATCGCGCTCTAGCGGCACGAAAGGAGAAAGACGATGGCGGCGCACGAGACGCATCAGCAAAGGATCGACTTCAACTTCGAGACCGAGACGCGGACGGTGGCGTACCAGGGATCGTTCGACGAGCTGAACCGGATGATCGACAGCCTCGCGATGACAGGCCCGGCGGAAGGCAACGGGGTGTACACGGGCGCGACGCTCACGCGGCGCGAGGGGAATCGCGGGACGCTGGAGATCGCGGCGCGCGTGCTGAACGGCTACTCGTGGTGGGGATTCTCGTTCTCGGAGATATCCAAGCCCGTCAAGACATGGCTCGCGACGAAGATCACGAACCCTGACGCGCTCGCGACGGAGCTGAACAAGATCGACCTCTGGGAGAACCAGAAGAGCCTGGGAAGCGCGGGGATAGCCAACTACCTCAACTTCCGCTATGACGACACGCACAGCCTCACGGGCGACACGCTGAAGCTCGCGCAGAAGATGCTCCAGGGCGTGGAGTCGTACTCGGTGTACACGCCCGTGGCGACGTGCCGCCGGACGCAGAACCACCCGTTCACGGACGGGCTGAACTCAATCGGGAAGTACGTGACGCGGCTGACTTCGCCGACCGAGCAGGTGCCCGCGAACGAGGGGCAGCTCGCCGCAATCGCGGGGATGCGCCCGTTCTGGCTCAAGACGTCGGACGAGATCACGCAGAACTCGGACGGGACGCTCTCGCGGACGGAGACGTGGACGGGCTACGACACGATAGACGCCGACCTCTACCAGAGGGCGTGACGGAAGGGACGAGACGATGAACATACCGTTGAAGCGCTGGGGGAATGGCGACCACATCACGGCGGCGGACCTGAACCGCATCACGGAGGCGATCAGGAGGGCGACGCCCATTCGGGGGCCGGGAATATCCATCACGCAGTCGCTCGGCGGGTCGGTGATATCTCTTTCGCGCAGGGCGGGCGCGGGCGGCAGATCGGCGCAGGCGGACGAGGACTTCCCGTTCCGTATCCGGCGCGTCAATTCGGGGACGGCGCAGAGTCCCTCGTGGCACACCATCGTCTACGTCCCGGACTACGCGATATCGGGGCGGTTCCCGCTTGCCCCGTCCGGCATGGACAAGTACGACACCGCGAACTACCCGGACTGGTACGAGTTCACGAACACGATAGGCGGCCTGGGGCCAGCGTGTCTCCAAGTGAGAGTCGTGAACGCGGGCGGCGTCACGTCCTGCTACTGGCGGCTCGGAGGGCTGACGCCGGAGGCGGGGTGGCCCGGCGGCGAGGGCGTGACGACCTTGCGGACTTACGTGCTTCCGCTCGGCGTGGTGTCCGGCGGAGGGACGGGCGAGGCCGGGGCTGGCGACATCGCGCAGCTTGTCTCGTCGGCCATCTACGTAGCCGCCGACTTCGTGGGGAGCGGCGGCGGAGGCGGCGGCTCGCTGGTGGCCGTGGAAGACGAGAGATCGGACGCGACCAAGCCCGGCGTCGTCGGCTACGGCGGCACGGACCAGCAGGGCGTGATAACGCTCATCGCGAAAGACGGGGTGGGGGCGGAGCTGGTGCTGTTCCTGGCGGGGACGACGCTGTACGGGACGCTCGTGGACTACCTCGCGGGACGGATCGACTTCGAGGACGACGCGACGTTCGGCGGACTGGGCAAGAATGTGAACACGGAGACGTTTGCGGAGGATTGCCTCGGCCCTGCGGAGACGCCGGACGTTGGCGACGAGAGCGCCGACCCGGATAAGGCCGCTCCTTCCGCGCACACGCATACGCTAGGCCAGTTCACGAACGGCGACGGGACGGAACTGGACGCGCAATCCATCATCGACTGGTTCTCGAACGTCGGGATGTGGGACGCGCTGGGAGAGACGGGGCCGAGCGGAGAGCCGTCCGAAAACAGCCTTCTCACGATTGGCGACATCGAGGACGATCCGACGTACTTCAAGCCGGACTCCGCGACGCCGAGCGCGGGGAGTGTCACGACAGACCTTCTCGCTTTGTCGGGCCATCGGCACCCGCTCAACGTGGCGGACATTTCTGCCGCCACGGGGCCGACGGGAGAGACCCCCACGCCACCACCGGCGGGCGACTTCGTACAGCCTGTCGGCGTGGGGACGACGGGGCCGAGCGGCGAGGCGTCTCCCACGACGGCGATGCACGGTTCAAGCCCCTACTACGCCCGCGTCGACCACGTCCACCCGATATGCGAGGAGATGGGACCGACAGGGCCTGGATACGTCGGGATTGTCGGGCCGAGCGGCGGCATCGACAAGTCGATGGCGGACGGGTCGGGAGACTTCGGCGGCACGGGGCAGACCCTGCCGACTGGAGTGACGCTCGACACGAACGTATGGCTTCCGGGAGAGAGCGGCTACGTCGAGTCTTACTGCACAAGGATCGTGAAAGTCGAGGACGAGTTCGGCGTTACCACGAGGTACGCTATCTTCCGTCGCCGCAAGGTTTCCCGGACGGGGCAGGTCGTATGGGTCGGTCCCGAATACGCAGGGTTCGTGCTGGCGCGGACGTAGTCCTTTGCGCCTCGGCCTGTTTCTCGGCCTCCATCAGTTTATTCTTGAACTCCTCCATCTTGCGGAGATCGTCCGTCATCGTGCCAACGGATGCGCGGAATGGGCCGTTTGGGTTATGCTGTTTCGACAATACGTTGATAGGCGATGCCTTGGCGAGGCGTCCGTCCGCATCGAACGTCAAGTCGCGCAACAACGGGTAGTCCCACCCGGATATTCCATCGTCGCGGACGTGCGCCCATCCTATGCACACGGTTATTGTGACGCCATTCGTACCTTTCCCCGCTTCCCATTTCGGGAACGCGGCAACAAGCGCGGCAACATCGTTCGTCGATTTTACTTCAAAGCAGTATTGCCCTGCCGAAACGGCGGACATGGCGCACAGGGCGGCAAGCATGAGCGGGGCAAGTCTTTTCATTTGCGGTTCTCCTTGTTTCTGCGGTTGCGGGAATGATAGCATAATTCCGGCGCGTCGGGAAGTTGACGGAACTGGCAGATAGCGAGATGGCGATGCGCGAACAGAACGACGGAATGGTAGTGTTGGACGGAAGCCTTCAGCGGCTTCCGATCCTGCGCGCTTGGGTAAACTCGTCGGCGGTCTACTGGGTCAAGCCCTCCTACCCCGCGACAGGAATGCTATTCATGGCGGGGAACGCGGACATGAGCGGATGGGCGGCGCAGCTCGCCATGACCTGCCACCCGAAGCGCGGACTTTGGCGCGTATACGTTCCCGGCAAGGCGTTCGCGAAGCGGAGCGAGACGCGCTACAGGGTCGTGACGCTGGACGACGCAGGCGCTCGGCACGTCGAGGGAGAAGGCATTTTGCGCGTCTACGACGGCACAATCCCCGACGTGGCGGACTCCACGGAAACTTGCCTCGCCACGTTTCCCGGCGGAGAGGTCCGCGAGGTAACCGTCAAGGACGATTCCACGGGCACGCCGATATTCTCGGTGGGCGATGTCGTGGAAGGCGCGGAAGCGGACGCAAGGCCGATATACGCCTTTAACAAGGCGACGGGCTTCTTCTACCTCGTGACGGCGTTCGTGGACGAGGCGGGCGAACCGATGCTTTCGGTCGCGGAAGATCCGTCGGAAGGCGGCGAGGAGACATTTGCGCGCGGCGAGTCGGGATTCTACTACCGCGTAGACTGCGCCGTGGACTCCACAGGCGTCATGGCGTTGCAGACAGGAGGAATGGTGGCATGAGGAAGATGCTGGCAATCGCGGTGCTTGCCGCGCTGGCGGCCTGCCCGTCGTTCGCGGCGGACATGGCTTCGCAGAAGTGGGTCGAGATGCGCCTCACGAACGCGGCGACGCGGGCGTGGATCTACGCGACGGTGAACGAGGCCGTCTCCAGCTCGCTCGCGATCACGAAGGCGATTAGCCCGATGGTCGCGGACGCGGGGACGAACGGAATGGTGTACGCGTTCTTTGAACCGGCTACCGTGCCGACCCTCATGGCGATCAACTCGCTCAACTCGACCATCACGAACGGCGCGCTGTTCGCGTGGAACGACGGCGGCGTCTACACAAACGCGGCGCTCGGCGCGATATTTTCGACGGAGACGAACTTCGTGTGGCGGGCGACGCCGTCGCAGGTCGTGGACGGCACCGACACGTTCGTGAGGCCAGACGGGTTCGGCGTCGTCGGCCTATATCTCACGCAGACGCAGGCGGAAACGGTCAGAGGAGAGCGGTAAGATGAGAACCATTGCGATCACAGTTGCCCTGCTCCCCGTTCTGCTGGCAAGCGCCGCCGGGTATCAGGACCTCTACCGCCCCGACACATGGATCGGAGGTTCTGTGGGATCGGTGACGTATACCTACGGAAACGGCAAATCCCAGACGTTTGAGGTCGACGAGAACGGATATTCTCCGACGCTGGAGAGTGCTATCGACGAATATCGGAAAAAGGATATCGCGCTTGCAATGGCGTTTCAGGCGCTGTACGAAGGGTTGCAGGCACAGGTTATGGTGGATGGCCTGGCATTCAGCGTCGACGCCATGTTCGCGGGGGGTGTAGCGGCCATCACGGACGCGGACGGCACGTCGAGCAGCGGGACTTACAAGTTCACATCGAAGGCCGAAGGCAACAAGGTCGAACTCTCGCTTACGGGCGTGCAGACCGTGAAGGCGGGAGGCGGACTGGAGAAGTCACAAGGGAAGATGAGCATTTCCGGCTGGGATTCAAAGGACGGAAACTCCTACTCCATCGCTGACGTGCTTTCGGGGAACGCGGAAGGCCCGTTCGCCGACTATACGATCCTTGCTCGCATGGCGAAAGGCGGAAGCATGGACTACGTCAAGATCGGAAAGCTCGCGCTTACGAACGGAACGCCAGTCCTGACGGACGGATTCTCCATTACGACAAACGAGAACGGACGCATCCAGATGATAGGGTTCCGCGACGAGGCTTCGGAAGGCGACGTCCCCGTGTGCAGGGGGAGCGACGACGGGAAGGTCATTCGCTGGCGCACGATAGACGATGCCGTGTTCGCGATAGGGGATGGCGGCGAGGAAGGGTACAAGATATCGCTGAAGGGCTACGCGCCCGACCTCGGCGCGAACCGCTATCTCGGAAGCGGCGAGGACGGCGCATGGGGCGTTCACGAGCTTCCGAACGTCACCACGAACAACGTGGTCGCGGACGAGACGACGATCACGACGGAAGGTTCGCCCACGCCGGAGCAGAAGGTGTTCCGGCTGAAGTCCGTTCCGCCCGTGGCGGGCTATCCCTTCGCGGCCACGCTCGCGCCGGACGGCGGAATCGCGTACATCCCCCTGCCGGAGGCCGTGACAAACGAGTCCTCCGAATGCGACTGCACGCAGAAATGGGAGCGGGTGGCGACGTGGCTCGGAGACTTCGACCTTCTGGAGGCGACGCCGTGGCTGTTCGGGTTTCCTTCGTCTTGGCTGGGCTACGCGGTGGAACGGAGCAACGGCGATGGGTATTCGGGACAACGCGGGCTTCTGGATATCAAGGGATTCGCGCTCGGCGATCCCTGCGGCAAGAACCTTAACCTCGGCGATCTTCTCATGGGCACGGCGACCGACGCGGCGACGGAGCGCGAGAACCATGTCATCCTCACGCGCTACTACGCGGGGAGCGGCGACCCGACCGTCCACTACCTCCCCATAGGCGAGATCGCGTCGACGACAAAGGCTGACGGGCGGTCGATAGTCACGAACGAGAACGGCGTCCTCTCCATCGCGGGCTTCCTCGACGCGCCGGAGCAGGCTGGACTCATGCCCGTCACGAGGGTGCGCGGCATGGGCGACATGACGCTGGAGTGGGTCGAGGCGGGCGGCGGCGCGAACGTCGACGGGGTGACCATCGTCACGAACGCCAGCGAGGGCGCGGTCAGCCAAGGCGTGGCGTCGATATCCGGGTGGACGAGCGCGTCGAACGACACCTATCTCTCGAAGGGTCCGCAGGGCGCGCTGGAATGGCGCAGGATGCCGTCCATATACAACGTCGCGTGGCAGTACGACCCGCAGTCGCGGACATGGAGAAACGCGCACGTGATGATCGGGACGGAAGTCGTGAGCGTGGACTCCTCGCAGGTCGTGGACGGGGCGTACTACGTCGAGGTGGACTGCGTGGGAAAGACCGCCGCGCTCGTCGCGACGCCCGGCACGAGCGACGATACGACGAAGTTCATCTACGTGGGAACGGTCGCGAACGGCGTCCAGACGGACGGGATATACACGACGCCGATAGTGTTCGTGTGGGAGTAGCGAGAAGGAGGACGCCCGATGCTTGCGATGCTCGCGATAGCCGTTGCGCTTACCTCGCCCGAGAAATACGTGGCGACGATTCCCGTATGCACGAACCTCATAGAAGGGCGCGTGATGGGGCCGGACGGCGACTATAACACGATGCGCGCCGAGGACGTGGCATGGCTGTGGGAGGCCGTGAACGAGCGCAAGGATATGGAGGGCGGGGATATATATCCTACTTCCGGCATCGACTCGCGAACGGGGCGCACCCTTGCCGGACTTGGCGCGGCAATCGCCACGTTGACGAACTGCTGGAACTACTTTGCGCTCGACGAGCCGCCCGCGTATACGAAGCCCGTGGATTTCCTGCAAGAAGGACAAGGGGTCACCAACGACGCGATGGCGATGCTCCTGCAAGCAGGGGCGAAGGTCGGCAGGTGGCCGTACTGGCCGGACGCGGCGAGCGTGCGGTTCGGGGGCGCGCCGTCGCTGGGGACTGCGACCAACGCATTCGCCCTGTTCACGCGCAATGGAGGCGATGCGCCGCAGAGACTTGCGATATGGAGCGGGATTTTCTACGCCGCAGTCGGCAACTATACCGACGCGACAAGCAACGAGTGGACGACGCTATCGACCGAAGTTCGCGACGGATACGTCGAACTGACCGTTGAGCCGCATACCAACATATCGTCATATGCGGAATATGTCACGAATACCACGGGTGAGGCGCTCTTCGACGGAAGTTGGGGGAAGGACTGGGGCAACCACTACAACTGGACACAAAAATTCATAAACCAGGACGGGATGCACGAGGACGATTACGCGGGACACTGGGCGTCCGCCGTGACGCGCGGCGACTACCTAACGGTCGAAAAGTACGAGCCGCTCATGCTTTGCGTCGTTCCCGGCGGTCGCACGAACATGACGAGCTGCATAAAGACCGACGGAACGATGGCCTTGCTTGCGTTCAGGGTCAGAGCTTCCCGCTCGGATGCATACCATTATAGCGAAGGGGGGTATAGCACGGACGCTCCGTCGTGGAACCCTGCCGTCGACGATTCGCGCGTCACGCTTTCGTCGAACGTCAACGCGTACGTCTACTGCTGGACAAGCGCGACCTATGTCGGCGCATGGCTCGATGACGGAACTTCTTGGACCGGACTCGCGGTATTTGCCGTGAATAATCCCGACGCGGTGCTTGCGTCCGTGATCGGGGCGGTGACCGACATCGCATTTTTCCGCGACTGCGACACGAGCTACTTCTCGCCCGTTCTGACAAGTCCTCCAGGCGACTTCCCTCCGGCATACGGCAAGGGCGCGTCGTGGACGGCGGACGAGACGATGAACGTCCGCTCGTGGCTGGATGTGCGGCTTGAGTATTCGGTTATCGTGCCCGAGACGGATTTCCCCGCGACCGTCGTCAAGGGCGAAGATCCAGACGAAGGAGAGGAGTAGCGATGGCGACCAGGATACCGACGATCATGCAGGGCGACGACACGGCGGCGAACGGGCGCGGAATCCGGCTGCGGATGCCGGACGCGGACATCGGGGACGGATTCTCGATCTCGTTCGAGCTGTGCGGCGTTAAGCGGTCGGGCGCTTACGTCCCCGGCGGCACGCTCGACTTCAACTGGACGCGCGCGGAGACCGCGAGGTTCCCGCTCGGCGTCCTCTACGGAACCGTAAGGCTGGAGAAGGACGGACTTATGCAGACCATCACGAACACGCTCCCAGTCCGCGTCACGGACAGCGTGACACTTGCCGATGCGATTGCGGCGGCGGGAGGCGGAAGCACCCCGGCAGGGAATACGATAGACGTTCAGGTAGTCGTCAACACTGGCGTCCCGAAGGTGGACAAGACCGCGCTCACAAAGGCGTCCACGATGGGCGACATCAAGGCGCTCGCGAACGCGCTGCTGGAGGCGATCAATGGCGCTCCGGGCGCGGCGGACGGTTGACGAAACGGGCGGATATGGAGAAGGAGAGCGGAACTATGAAACGGAATGCACACGAGGCGGCGGGGATCGCGGCGAGGGTAGCGACGCTTGCGGCGGCGCTGTGCGTCGCGGGATGCGCGTGGGCGACCGCGCTCGACGACATCCCCGGCGATACGGATATCTACACGGCGGCGCAGACGGACGCGGCGATAGCGGCGGCGACAGGGGCGATCCACGTCGCGGAAGCGGACCTCACGCCGTCGAACGCCGTCCTCGTAGCGACTATCAAGGAAGTTGCGCCAGCGCCGGGCGACTACGAAACCGTCAGCAACAAGGCTATGAATTCCGTGCAGTCCAGCAAGGGGATCATGACTGGCGACCTGACGTTTACAGGAGGGCAGAACGGCGCAAACGCCAAGTTGCACAGCGACAACGGAACCTTGTCCATCATAGGGACCGATCCAGCCGGGAGCATTAACGGTTACTCGTTCAGTCCGTCATCCATCGACGCGGTCGCCAAGAAATCCGACATTCCCGACTTGAGCGGCTTCGCGACCACGGAGTACGCGGATTCCGCCGCCGCGTCCGCCGCGTCCGCCGCCATGAATGACTCGATCTCGACGAACAACGCGGCGTTCGTGTCGGCAGTCCTCGCCGTGCCGCTCGCTGGCGCGGACGCAAACGACCTCGCGGAACTGTCCGAGTATGGCTCATACGGAACTGTGGGCGCGGCCATCCTCGCGCTGATCGCGGGGCTTGCGGCGTTGAAGCGGCGCATGGGGACGGCGGAGACTACAATCAGCGGCAAGCTGGACGGCGCGGCGGCTTACCCGGCGTGGGTTGAGGGGGATGCTTATACTGTTGACGACATCGTCTCGCACAAGGGGCGAATCTGGAAGTCTCTGGTCACGAACTTCGAAGAGCCTGGAACTGACCCGTTGAAGTGGGTTGAGGTCTACCTAAAGGACTTGAAGCAGGACGCGCTCTCGCAGTCGCAGCGCGCCGCTGTGAACAGCGGCGCGACAGCGGCGAAGGTCGCGACGTGGGACGGCTACGCAGAGCAGATCGCGGCGAAGGCGAACGCGACCGACCTCCCCTACGCGATGGTCACGCCGGGCGAGTGGAAGGTCATATCTAACGAGACGCAAAGGCAGTTTCTCTATTGCTCATGGGATACAGAAGTTCGCATGTGGGTCCTTTCGCTCGCTGGCGCGCCGGAAGGTTATTATGCCTCCGGGACGCCTGCAGATCTGACTGTTTCATTTGACGTATATGGCGATTCTGTTGTGGTTGAAAGGCCCTCACTCCCCGGCCACCTCCTCGACCGCGCGAACAACCTCGTCTCCGTCTCGGCGAACACGACGCTGACCCTGCCGCCGTTCGAGGCTGGCAAGGTGCGCGACCTGCTCGTGGCTTGCACGATTGGGGTTGACGCGAACGACGAGCCGTGGAGCGTGATTTTCCAAGGCGGCGACGGCGAGGAAATCTCCTTCAAGGCCGAGGGCGACGATGCTGCGTCCGCGACGTTCCCCGTTCCCGACGCGGCGGGCGACTGGTGGTATTCGCTCACGGAGCGCGCGCCTCACGTGTTCGCGGTGAGCCTCAAGCAATTGCAGAGCGTGTCGCAACCGACGCAGACGCAGGGAGGTGAGTGATGCTGTTGGGCGCGAGACAGTTCTTCGAGCGTCGCGGCGGCGGCGGGTGGACGAACCCCTACGTCACCGACGGCCTTGTGGCGATGTGGGACGGCGAGTGGAACGCGGGCGGCGGCGTCCACGACCCAAGCGCGACGACATGGAAAGACTTGGTGGGGACAAATGACTTGGACGACATCGTCAGCAACAACGATGATTGGGATTGGACAATCAATGGGTTCCGCCAGCAAACAGGGAATACATGTCGCTTTAGACGGCTAGGTACAACCATCAGCTGGCTCTATGCCGAGATAGTAGTATCAATTGGAACCAGGGACTCCCGAAGTCTTTTTGGCGGCGGAGTAAACAACGGATTTGCAAACTACGCAAGGTATTTCACCGCGACCGCTCAAACCACCCCAGTCCCCTATGTTGTTAATTCTGGCACAGCAATGACGGTGGGTTATGATGCCGTTGCCCAAAGAATGTACAAAAACGGGGCCCTCCAAACTTACCACACAGTAGGAGCGGGGAACTATGGCACCACAGGCGAGATATACATCGGCAACACTCGTGGCAATCTCGCGGTAGACCCGTGTGTAGTTTACTCGCTTCGCCTCTACTCCCACGCCCTGACCGCTGCCGAGATAGCCGCAAACTACGCAATTGATAAAGCGAGGTTCGACATGCCATGAAATACGGAACTGTAATCGACAAACAACTTCACCCTGCGCCGCGCGCGTTCATGCTCAACGGCGCTATGGTGACGAACCCCAAGGCCGAGCATTTTGCCGCTCTCAATGAGGAGCGCGCCAAGCAGGGCTTGCTACCGTACCTCCCCATCGTAGACGAGCGGCCTTCCACGGACGCCACGCACTACGCGGTCGCGACGGGCTGGACGCGAGACGGCGAGACATGGCGGCGCGTGTATGATGTCCGCGAACTGCCGCCGCCCCCGCCGCGCACGTTCTCGAAGTACAAGTTAGTCGGCGCGCTCATGCAAGCGAATGTCTGGCCGCAGGTCAAGGCTTGGATAGAGAGTACCTCCGGCGCATACGACCTCTACCTCGCCGCAGAGGACATCAGCGAGGACGAGCCGCTTCTCGCGCAGGGCATCGCGGCGGTCAAGGAACTGCTCGGCTGGACGGACGAGCAGATTGAAGAGGTACTACAGGAGGCGATAAGATGAGAAAAGCATGCCGTATTGCGATACTATTTTTATCCATGCTGCTCTGCGGATGCGTGAATTTGTACACGCGCTGTCCGTGGACTGATGAACGAATAGATCGGATGTACCAATGTTCGCGCGAAGCGGCGGCATTGTCTATTATCGTAGCGTTTCCGCAAATGATGAGCGACGGGCCTTCGCGCGGGTTCATGTGGGAAAACATCTTCACGATTCCGCTTGGTTGCCTGTGCCTGTGCGACGCGGCGGTGGAGGCTTGCATCGACACGGTGTGCCTGCCTGTTGACTGGCCGCTGGCCGAATCGAGGAAGGAGGGAAGGTAGCATGTGCATGAGAAATTCAGAAGAGGGCTGCATCCTCCAGGAGCAGCAGAAGCAACTCGCCGACAAGGTGGAGAACATCGACTCGCGCTTGACGAAGGTCGAGACGGATGTCGGCAAGATGAGATCGGAGACGCAAGACGGGTTTCGGCAGGGCGCGGAGACGATGCGCGCGATCAATACTTCGCTCTCCAACCTCGCCCACGACTTCGGGGAGCGCATGAACGGAATCGACCGTCGGCTCGTCGAGGAGAAGCAGAAGTGGGGCGACACGCTCCGCATGGTCGTGATCTGGTCTGTCCGCGTCCTGCTCGCGGGCGCGGCTCTCGCGATGGGCATAACGGCGTGGCGGACGCTCATGCAATGATTTCTCAATCCACAGAAAACACGAAAGGAAAAACACAAATGAACATCAGCAAATTCAAGATGGGGCTAACGGCCCTCTGCGGATTCCTTAATCCCGCCAACATCCTGCATCCGCTCGAAAGCGCGGCCATAAACGTGGTCGAATACCTGATCGACGTGGCCAACGGGGCGCTCGCGGCCATCGACCCGTCGAAACGCGCGACGATTGCGGCGGCGTACAACACGACGTTGAAGATATTGGCGACGCTCAAGACTCTTGAGTGGCTTGTGCCTACAAAGTGGCAGTCGGCGTACCGCAACACCATAGGGGCAGTAGAGGCCGTGGCAAACGCGCTAATGGACTTCACGATAGAACCCGTCGAGCTGACGAACGTCAAGGACGCCTTCAACGCCGCAGTCATCGCGTGGCGCGGTTGCGACGTGCCCGACACGGACGTGGACTTTTCGACCATCAAGGAAAACTAACCATCAAGGAGAACTAAACCATGAAAATCACGAAGAAGAAACCCGTCAAGGACGTGATCAAGGCGAAGGCCAAGGCCATCAAGCAGAAGGTCAAGGGCAAGGTCAAGGGGTGCGCCGCGCTGGTCGCGCTCTTTGGCGTCGCCGCCATCTGTGGATGCATGACGCCCGAACAGGCGTCGCGCTCGACCCATGCCACCTACGGGGACATGGAGGCCGAGATCGAGACTGACATCGGCGAGAAGGCGCATAACAACACGGTGAGCGTGACGGTGCGCGTGAACATCGGCGACGGCGCGATTGCCTCCGCCGACTCCAGCGGCAGTACGGAATCGCAGACTCAGACTCCGACGTTCGACATCCGTCCCCAGACTGACCTGCGCTACAACGACGCGCTGTCGGCGGCAAGCGGAACGAGCAAGAACATACTGGAGTCTCTTGGTTCCGTGCTGACTGACACCGGGAAGGCAAAACTGCTGTCCATGATTGAGTCGAAGGCCACAGGTACGGTGACACTCGACAAGAAGGACGGCACGCAAGCCGTGGTCGAGTGCAAGGACGGGCAATGCACCTCCTGCACCGACTGCGGCGACCCTAAATGACTCCTCCGCAATGCGGGTTTTTACTCCTTTTGTTACCCATTGCGGACAGGCCCAGGGTCAGCGACAACCTCATTGACGCGCGCGCCCCTTTGACGCGGAGAGGCCGAAACAGGGGCATTAGGCCATCGGACGCCAGACGTCCTGTCCGTTCGCGGACATCCCAAGGACGACGCACGCGGCGGCGGAAGGGGACGGGAAAAGGAAGTCCTGCGCGAACGCGAGCGCGTCCGATCCGCCAGGAGACGGGACAAGGACGCGGGCGGCGACAAGCGCGTCCCGCAGTGTCAGCGCGGACGCGGGGGTGCTGGGAGCCGTGACGCCGGACGCGACCGATCCGGCGTAGACGAGGAACCCGGAGCCGACGTTGCGGCCCACGGCGAGCTTGACGCGTCTCGACGAGACGCACAGGAGTACGGGTGGTTTTTTCATTGTGGCGTTTCCTTGCGCCGTTTGGCGCGTTTTTTGCCAGTTTACCAAAAACGTGGCGGGCGCGCAACCGGGGCGCGCAAAAAAAAATCGTTTTTTTTCGCAGACCCCCTTGACGGGTCATATAACCTTTGGTACTATGTTCGCCGCAAGCCCCGCGTGGGGCGAAACCACAATCAACACCACAAGGACAACACCACATGAGCAAGGAACCAGCGATTGACGCGCGAGTGATTGGCGCGACCGTCAAGATCGAGGTATGCAAGAAGGTCGAGCGGAAGTACCGCCACGACGCCAAGGACTCCAAGTCGACAATCTACGCACGCGCGCTCGAGGACTCGGTGCGCGACGTCGTGCTGACGGTCGACGACTACAGGGAGATTGCCGAGGAGATGGCGGCTAACAAGTTGAAGCGCGACGCGAAGCGCAGGCGGAACGGAGGTGCGCGGTGAAGACGATCATGATCAACGGAGAAGCCGTCCGGGTGACGGTCGAGACGTACAGGAGGATCGCGCGGTACGCGAGATCGAAAAAAGTCTCAATCGGAAAGGCGGTGGAACTTTGCCTTCAAAGGGTCATATAACCCTTGGCGGCGGTTCCGGCGACCGCGTTTTTTTGGCTCGCAGGAGGTCATACGACCTCTTGCCGGGCGGGAGTGCAAATTCAACCACGACCCGATTTCGCCGTTCGGTTAGTGGTGTTTCCGAACGGCGGGGGAGGCGCCCCTCACAGCGCCAGTCTATTTCATGCCGTCGCGCGGGCCGAATCTCGAATCGCGCGGGAAGTCAAGTCAAGAAGTTGTCTTTATCTTCGCGGCACGGCTTCCAATTCGCGCCGACAAGAGCGATGATGTCCGCGACGGCAGACCAGAAGGAGAACGCTAGATGATCGAACGCAACGAGATGAAGGCCGCGCTGGAGCGGCTGGAGCCGTGGAAGGACAGGAACGCCGAATGGCGCAGGCTCCCGAACGGGAGGCTGGCGCGGTTCGTCGACTGGAAGGGTGCGTCCGCGCGCGCCGGGAGGCGGGCGTGATCGCAGACCACACCAAGCGCGCGATCCTCGCCCTCGTCCACATCGACGAGGGGGCGACCGACGAGGAGCGCGAGCGCGTGAGGCTGGCCCTCACGGACGCGCGCCCGAACGGGCGGACGATCCGCCTCAAGGACGCGGCGGAGATGCTCGGCGTCCACCGCAACACGATCCAGAAGTGGGCCGCGTCGGGGCGGCTCGTCGGAGTTCGCGGCGGCGGCGGAAGGATGGTCGGCGTCACAGAGGCGAGCCTCGCCACGGCATGAACGGAAGGAGGATCGAAACGATGACGAAGCATACGTACACGGACGCGGAGGCACCGACCAACACGGGATCGCTCGACCGTCCGGCGCGGTTCAACCTCCGCCTGACCTGCTCGGCGCGGGCGCGGACGATCAAGGCGTTCGACGCGGTGAGGAGCCTCACGGGCATGGACGCGGGGGCGGCATTCGCGGACGTCTGGGAGAAGGCGATTCTTCCGGCTGTCGAGCATATCCTGTGGAACGCGAGGGAAGCGCCGCGCGGGACGCGGAACATGATGCTTGACCTCTTCCGGCCCCTCGCCAAGGAGGACTACGTCCGGGCGAGGTACGAACGGCTCAAGGAGCGGTTCGGGAAGCAGATGACGTTGGATTTCGGGGACGGGCCGCAGGTCGCGGTCGCCCGGTGAAGAGACAAGGAGAACGCAAAAATGAACGCAAATCAGACAAGGGAAGAATGGCTCGCGGAGCGCCGGAAGGGCATCGGCGGGTCGGACGCGGCGGCGATACTCGGACTCAGTCCGTGGGCGACGCCAGTCACGGTGTGGCTCGACAAGACGGGCCGCGCGCCGGACAGGGAGGAGACCGAGGCCATGCGCATCGGGACGGAGCTTGAGGACTTCGTCGCGCGGAGGTACATGGCGGAGACGGGGCGCACCGTCCAGCGGTTCAACCGCATGGTTCACAAGGGATGCCTTCTCGGCAACTTCGACCGCCTCGTGGTGCCGGACGGCGAGAAGGTCGCCTCCCACATGGGCGAGGTGCGCACGGACACGGTCCTGGAGTGCAAGACCTCCAGCCGCGAATGGGACGGCGAGGTGCCTGTTCAATACATATGCCAGGTAATGCACTATATGTCGCTCGAGCCGAGGCTCCTTCACGCGGACGTCGCGTGCCTGTTCCTCGGTCGGAAGCACTTCGAGGTCTTCCGCGTGGAGCGCGACGACGAGGTGATCGCTGCGATGTCGGCGCGCCTCACGGAGTGGTGGGAGGAGTTCGTGGTGGGCGACAAGATGCCGCCTCCGACGAACGAGGAGGACTGCAAGCTCCTGTGGGCGCGGTCGAACTCCGGCAAGACGGTGACCGCCACGGACGAGATCGCGGACAAGCTCCTCCGCTACGCGGACGCAAAGGCGACCGAGAAGGCCGCGAAGGAGATCGCGGCGGGATTGCAGAGCGACATCTGCGCGGCGATGGGCGACGCGGAGGTGCTGGTCGGCCCGGACGGACGTCCGCTCCTCACGTGGAAGAGCGCGAAGGACGCGGTCAAGACGGACTGGGAGGCGGTCGCGAAGGACGCGAACGCAACGGCGGAGCAGATAGCGGCCCACACCGAGACGAAGCCGGGATCGCGGAGGTTCCTGCCGAAGGACGCGGCGGTCGAGACCCTTGCGAAGTCGAGGGCCGAGAAGCGCGAGGCAACGGAAGCGGTCGCAGACGGAGCGGCGGCGTAAGTCGGTTTTTCATGGGGCCACGCCCGTGATCCCCGGTAAAGCGTCGGGCAAAGGAGTAAACGCAACATGAGCAACGAAATGACGACAACGGCGACGGCGGCGATAGTCCCGTCCGGCGCACAGGCCCCGGCGGTCATGCCGAGGGGAAACGCCTCCACGATGGTGGCGCAGACGAGGGAGATGGCCGAGGCCATCGGGCAGATGCAGATGGCAAAGGCGTTCCCGCGCGACGTGGTAGCGGCGCGCGACCGCATCCTCAACGCCTGCACCCGTCCGCGCCTCGCGGAGACCGCATGCTACACCTACGCTCGCGGCGGCACGGAGGTGACGGGGCCGAGCATTCGCCTCGCGGAGATGCTGGCGCAGAACTGGGGGAACATCACGTTCGGGATACGCGAGCTGGAGCAGAGGAACGGCGAGTCCACCTGCGAGGCGTTCGCGTGGGACATGGAGACCAACTCGCGGCAGACGAAGGTATTTCAGGTTCCGCACATCCGCTACACGCGGCAGGGGGCGAAGCGGCTCACCGACCCGCGCGACATCTACGAGCTGGTGGCGAACAACGGCGCTCGCCGCCTCCGCGCGTGCATCCTCGGCGTGATCCCCGGCGACGTGGTCGAGGAAGCGGTCGAGGCCTGCGACGCGACGCTCAACACGAAGTTCGCGGTCACGGCGGAGCGCGTGAAGAGCCTTGTCGAGAAGTTCGCGGAGTACGGCGTGACCCCGGCGCAGATCGAGAAGCGCATCCAGTGCCACCTCGACGCGATGAAGCCCGCGCAGATGGCGAACCTCGGAAAGATCTACAACTCCCTCAAGGACGGCATGAGCAAGCCGGAAGACTGGTTCGAGGCGGAGGCGCGAGGGGCGACTGGCCCCGCGACCCCGCAGAACGCGCCCAAGGCGGCAAAGGACGCCCTGCGGGCGAAGCTCGGCGTCGGCAAGGACAAGGACGCGCCCAAGGCGGCGGACGCGCCAGAAGGCGGTAAATCGGCCTCCGGCGCGAAGCCGGCCGACAAGGCGGCGGGCGAGGCGGAGGTTCTCGACCTGATCTGACGATACGGCATCCGGGGGAGAGGGGCGCGAGAAAGTCCTGTCCGCGCCCCCTCCCGGATGCCGACCGAGAGAGGAACGAAGAGACATGGGAAAGAGCATGGCATTTTTCGACGGCTACTTCCTGTTTGCGGAGTCGCTTCCGCCGGAGCAGAGGCTGGCTTTCTACGACGCCGTGATGCGCTATGCGTTCCGGGGCGAGGAGCCTTCGGGGGACAGCCCGGTATGGGGCGCGTTCATGCTGGTCAAGGCGACGCTTGACAAGAGCCTGTCGATGGCCGAGATGGGACGCAGGGGAGGCATGGCCAGAAGCGCGCGAAAGGCCGACGCAGTCAAGGCGAACGGAGCGCGCGGGGGCCGTCCCGCAGGATTGAAGTCCGCAGAACCAAAGCGGAAAACCAAAGCGGGAAACCTAAGCGCAAAACCTAACCGAAACCAAAGCGAAGAACCTAACGGAAACCAAAGCGAAGAACCTAACGGAAACCTAACGAATGAGAATGAGAATGAGAATGAGAATAATACTCGCTCTAGCGAGCGAGTAAAAACGCGCCCGCGCGCGAGGATCGAGCCTGACTTCCTCCGAAACGCCGCCGCGCAGCTCGGAATACCGCGCGAGTTCGCGGACGAGTTCGCAGAGATCATGCGGACGCAGGACTGGGCGTACATCAACCCGAACGGACGGACGGTCGCGGTGAACCTCGGCAACGTCAAGACGGTCATGGGGTGCTTCTGGAAGCGGGAGCGCGACAGGAGGGCCGAGTCGGGCGGCGGATGCGATCCGTCCGCGCCGATGAGCGACGAGACGCGGAAGATTCTCGCGAGGACGAGGAAGTGAGGAGGCGGACATGACTTTCGTGCAGGCGATAGCGAAGGCGACAGGCAGGTGGTGCGGCGGCGCGGCGTTCGCGGCGACCGTGGCGGCTTGGGACTCCGTCCCCGCAGAGAAGCTCCCGGCGATGCAGGGGGCGTGGGCCGTCCTCAAGGCGGTGGACTTCGTGTCCGCCCCTCCGCTCGACGAGGAGTTCGCGAGGCGGGTCGCGGACGGCGAGGACGCGCTGGCGGAGGAGGAGGCGCGGCGGCTCGCGTACTGGCGCGCCGGGCACGCCCACCCGCTCCTATGCGCCGTCTGGGGGTTTGCGGACGTGTTCTGCGCCGACGTCCCGCGAGGGGATCGGGTGGAGGAGGCCCTGCGCATCTGCGAGAAGGCCGAGGAGTGGTTTCACGCCAAGGGCCTCCGCGACAGGACGCGGCACGAGCCGCTCCGGCTCGCCTACGGCAAGGCCGTCGGCAACCACGAGGCGGGACTTGATCTGGAGCGCGCCATGAAGGCTTCGGCGGCGGGTGTCGCCGGAAGGCGGACAATACGGTAACGCAAGGAGAACGCGAAATGAGCGAAAACGGAAACGGAAACAGGAACAGGAACGACGGGAGGGCGGAGACCCTGCCGATCACGGACATCGTCCCCGCGAGGGACAACGTCCACGCAAGGGAGCGGAGGGACGACGAGTCCTTCCGGGGGCTGGTGGAGAGCATCCGCTCGGCGGGCATCATCCACCGCATCGTGGTGAGGCCGGATAACGGACGGTTCGTCATCGTAGACGGCCACCGAAGGTTCGAGGCCGCGAAGGCGGCGGGGATGGACGAGGTGCCGTGCGAGGTCAGGGACTTCGCGGAGGGCGACGCGCTCGCGGTGACGGTCGCGGCGAACGTCCAGCGGCTGGAGAACGACCCGGTGCTGGAGGCCGAGGCGATAGCCAAGCTCATGCGGGAGGGGAGGAGCATGGGCGAGATCGCGGCGGCGATAGGCAAGTCGGAAGGCTACGTGGCGAGGAGGTCGCGCCTCTCGACGCTCGCGGAGCCGTGGCGGGAGTTCGCGCGCCGCATCCGATGCACGGTCGGGATGCTCGAGAAGATCGCCGCCCACGAGACGGCGGTGCAGGAGCGCGTGGCCGCGAACGCGGGACTCGACGAGTACGAGGAGGACGGCGGCGACCCGTGCGGGTGGTCGGAGTTCGAGAACGCGTTCGCCGCAGAGGTACGGCGGCTGGACGAGGCGGGGTTCGACACGGCGGAGTGCGCGATGTGCCCGAACAGCACCGCATGCCACGCCTACCTCTTCGACTGGATGGCGACGGAGGAGGGCGTCTCGCCGAGGTGCCAGGACACGGCCTGCTACGCGCGGAAATGGAACGAAGCGACGGACGCCGAGATCAAGCGCCTGAAGCGCGAGGGAAAGCCCGCCGTCGGGGTCTCGAGCAGATGGAACGTGCCGGAGTATTGGGACGTAGCCGAGACGCGGGACCGCAAGCATCCGCAGGCGTACGTCTACGAGCAGGACGGCATCCGCCGGATCGTGTGGGGCGCGCAGAAGCGGAAGCCGGACACGGCGAATCCCGCGAAAACCGCCGAGGAGCGCGAGGCGGAGAAGTCCGAGAAGCGCCGCGTCCGGCTCGTCAGGGCTGCGCGCGAGAAGGTGCGCTCGGCGGTCGCCGAGAAGGCGCGCGACGCCGAGGCGTTCAGGCGGTGGGCGGGGTCGCTCTACGGCGAGCTGGCCGCGCGGCGGCTCGACCGCGAGCTTGGGCATGGCTGGATCGGAGACTCGCTCGTCGACGACATCGCGCGGACGTGGACGGAGTGGGGCGACCTCTGCGAGCTGACGGCGGACGAGAACGACGCGCTCGCCGGGGAGATTCGCGCCGAGGACGAGCGCGAGGCGCGGCGCGCCGAGGACGAGCGCGAGGCGCGGCGCGCCGAGACCGTGCGCGCCGGGGCGGACGAGGCGGAGGACGCGGAATGACGGATACCCCGTCAGAGTCCGGCGGGCGGCGGGCGGCGTCGTGGCGATTCACGCTCGACGTCGACCCCGCCACGCTCGGCACGGCCCAGCAAAAGCGCTTCGATCCGAGGACGCGGCGGTTCTTCACTGACAAGCGGGTCGCGGCGGGCATGAAGGCCGTCTCGCTCCTCGCCAAGTCCGCCAGAATCGCGCAGAACGCCGAAATTCCGCCCTACGGCACGCCCGTGGCCCTGACCCTGAAGCTCTACTATGCCGTCCCGAAGTCGCGCCGCAGGGGCGGAAAACGCGCGAACGCGCCGACAGAGGGGTCTCCTTGCACGGCGCGGTGGGCCGGGGACGTGGACAACAGGCCGAAGTCGGTGATCGACGCGCTGACGGACGCGGGCCTGTGGCCGGACGACCAGTACGTGACGCACGCCGACCTCCGCAAGCGGTGGACGCTCGGAAGGCCGCGCATCGAGGCGTGGGCGAGGACGGATTTCGGGGAGGAGGCGTGACGTGCGGAGCGGACATTGCGGAAAGGAAGGCGTCGCGGTGCAGGGCGGCGGGGTGTCCGCTCGCGGACGCGGGGGACGCGAGGTGCGCGCAATGCGCCGGGCCTGTCGCGTGGACGGACGGGAGGGGCGTCCGACACGGCAGGGCGAGGTCGTGCCACGGATGCCCGATGGACGGTCTCGGGCTTCCCGTCTGCTGGGCGGCGTGCCCCGGCCCGAACGACGGGTTCCAGACGGACGGACAGTCGATGGTGTCGCTCGGGGGAATGGCAGACGCGGACGCGTTCGTCGGGAGGTTTGCGGCAGAGAGGCCGGAGGCGGCGGGGGAAACGTTCGGAGGGAGGGAGCGAGGGTTCGCGGCGGGGCTGATGAGGCTCGACTCGCGCGGATGGGACGCGCTGAAGGAGGCGTGCGGGAGGAGGGACGCGAAGGCCGCATCCGCGCTGATGGGGGTTCCCCTCGCGATGTTCAGGGGGCCGGGCGGCGGATGGGACGGGTCTGTCGCGGACAGGATCATGGGGCGGGCTGGCGGAATAGACGGAGCGACATGGGAGAGGGTGAGAAGCATCCTTGCGGGAAGGTCGCAGTCGGACGTGGCGAGAATGGGGCTTGTGTCCAAGCAGGCGGTGAGCAAGGCGATCCGCGCGGCGGCAATCCGGGAGGATTGGCTGGCGAAGGTCGTGGGCGGGACATGAAGGGCGGAGGACGGCTTGCCGAGGCGGTCGGGCGTGGTGCCCGGACGCTCGCGGCGAAAAGAAAAAGCGAAACATGAGCAAGGAGAACGCAAGATGACAAAAGAAAATGGCGGCGGCAGGACGTGCCCCGCGTGCGATATGGAGCTGGACGGCTCCGTCGGGTTCACGAACGGCCTCTGCCCGTACTGCGCCCGAGAAAACGAACTCGCGGCGGATGAGGAAGTGGCAGACGCGCTGAAGGACGGCAAGGTTGTGGAGGTGCGCCATGAGGATTGAGACTGATTTGGACGGCGCGGTGGTCGCCGCGATAGAGCGGCACTACTATCACGCGAAGGAGAAGCACCCGTACTTCTGCGATATGGTGATGCGCGATATTTGGACTGTACGAGGCATACAGGACAATCTTAAAAGCATCCGGCAACACATTGAACAGGACAGTGCGCGACGTGAAGTTGAGGCCATGTCTCTACTCATCTGCGAGATTCGGGAATTTGAAGAGGCCATGACACTCAAAGACACCGCAGCCGCAGTTGAGGAAATGCACGACGTTATAGCCGTATGTCTTAGAATCATCGACGTGCTGGAGGGGCGGCAGGCGTTGGGCAGACCGAAGGAAGGAGGCGCGTCGTGAGCGCGACAACTGGCTTCCACGAAGTAATGATGGGGTTAGGCGTTATGGCGATTCTCGTTTTGGTCGCATTTGCGGTCGCTTGGCTTGGCTACTGCATAACGTCCGTCGCACGGGCGGCTGACGCGCTTGAACGAATTGCCGATGCTCTAGAAGATGAAGACACCGAAGAGGAAGAAGGCACGAAATGAAAACTCATTGCGATTTTTCCTGCGCGGAGGCGAACGACTGCATGGTCGGGGGCGTCCGTTGCGAGAGGTGCGGCGAGCGGTTCTGCTCGACGGAGATCGGCGAGGAGGGGATTTGCCACGACTGCGCGAAGGCGCGTCGCGCGGAGGCAGAAGCGGACGCGGAGGCGGAACTCGGCGACCTGTGCCACGATGACTGATTTGAGAACGAAGGAGACGAAAATGAACGAAAGCATAGAATCAATAGTGGCGGAGATGCGGAGGCGCATTGCCGTGAAGATGAGCGACGCGTGGTACACGCAAGTCGAATGGCGCAACCTTTGCGACCGCATCGAGGCGGCGTGGAAGCGGGAGCGCGAGGCGAGCGAAGATGAAACTCTCGTTAAATCATGCAACACTTGCAAGCATTTCCAGCTCAAACGCAAGTGGTGCCGCGTACATGATTATTCGCCTTGTGATCCGTCAAAACTGCCGTTGATATGGCCGAACGGGCCATGCCCACAGTGGGAGTGCAAATACAATTCTCGTGGAGGCGTAGAAAAATGAGAGATAGCAAAGACGATTTTAATTGCCCACTCTGCGGGTGTAGACTGATTTGGCTTCCGGTGTCTCATATATTTGTGTGTGAGAGTTGCGAGCAGTCGTTTAACGAGAAAGCGGAGGCTTACCTTCGCCATCAAACTAAGTCGCCCGTCGGCAACGCGGCGGCGATGCGCGACGCGCTGGAATCAGCCTGCAACTGGTGCTTAAACCGACTAGGCAACGCCTCATATCAAGTCACTGTTGAAGGGCTACTGTCGACAATCAACGCCGCCCTCTCCGCTCCTCCCCGCAACTGCGATGTTGGGACGGCGGAGGAACAGTACAGGCGATACTGGGAAATGTGCAGCGCAAAAGACGTTAATCAATGTGCATACTGTGAATTTCGCAAAACCTCAAACCTGAATTGTTCGCGCGATAAATGCTTTGCGACATGGGCGCAGATGCCCTACGAGGCGGAGGAAGGAGGCGCGGAGTGAGCGCGAGCATCAGAATCAAGATCATGGGCGGCACTAACATAAAGGATGCCTACTACGACTGCGAAGACGTTTCTATCCGGCTCGGCGGAATATCCGTAGAGACGAGTTTTAATGGAGTTGAGATGTTCTATTATCATCAACCGCTCAAGGATTGGGAAGATGAATACCACAAGGAGATTCACGGGAAATCAAAGAAAGGAGACGAATGGTGAGCAACAAGATCGAAGGTATGAGACTCGCGCAACGCATACTCGTTACCACGCTTGCGTTCGTGGTGGGCGTCCTTCTGATGCCGCTAACGCCCGTGCTGATGGCGTGGCTCTTCTGGGGCGAGACGGACGAGGAAGGGGAGGACGGGCAATGACCGCGCTCAACAAGCTCGCCACCCGCCTGCGCCTCAACGCCGCGTCGATGGAACACAGCGAGGCCGAGGCAGACATCCGCGCGGCGGCGGACATACTGGACTCGTTCGCGGACGTGGGAGAGATCGAATACGCTGAGAACCGCTACTCGCCGTTCCGCGACATGATAAGCAAATGCCTAGTCTCGCCGCGCCGCATCGCGCAGGCGTTTAGCAGGGCGTATGTCCGCGCGGCGGAAAGATGGAGAAATCATGAAGCGTGAACTCACCTACGCGACGGTCTGCTCGGGGATCGAGTGCATGAGCGTCGCCTGCATCGGCCTCCCGATGAAGCCCGTGTTCTTCTCGGAGATAGAGCCGTTCCCATGCGCCGTCCTCAAGGCGCACTACCCCGACGTGCCGAACCTCGGCGACATGAGCAAGATTCAAGTTTCAGACGATGGGCTGCATATCACGAACGGCAGGGAGAGCATATCGCTCGACGAGCCGTTGGACACCCTCGCTGGCGGCACTCCATGCTTCGTCGCGGGGACGATGGTTCTCACGCCGAGGGGATATGTCCCGATTGAGACGCTGAAGGTCGGGGACGAGGTGGTGACGCATCGCGGAAGATTCAGGAAGGTACTTCGCATCGGGAGCAAGACTGCCGAAACGGCAGAGGCTAGAATCGTCTCTCGTCCGCCAATGCGTTGCACTCTTGATCACAAGTTCTGGTCTGCGACAAAGAAACATCACAATCACGACAATCATCTGGTCATTGATGATTGCGGCTTTTTGGAGGTCGAAAAGAACATAGGCGGATATGTTGCGCAACAACGCTGCTATGACATACCCATGCCTGTCGATCTTCCGTTGGGCGCACTCGCAGAGAATAAGTTTATTCCTTTAGAAGCCATATTGGAAATCGCCGGATGGTATTGTGGCGACGGGTGCATCCGCACCTACAAGAATAAACGAACTCGCGTTGTTGTGTTGTGTCTGAATGCCAATAAACTGGCTCTGCTCATAGAGCGGCTTGGTGAGGCATTTCATGTGTGTCAAGGCAAACCAGACGCAAACGGAGTATTCAAGGCGCAGATTTGCAGCACGGCTCTTGCGAAATGGCTTGAACGCCACTTTGGCAAGTGTGCGGACGGCAAGACAGTCCCGGCATGGTTGATAGCAGCGCCGCAATCATATCGCGATGCGTTCATCCGTGGCTATCTCGCAATCGACGGATGCACGTTGCCGAACGGGACACTCTCGTTCACGACCATATCCAAAGCACTAGCCTACGGCGTCGCAGATGTTCTGCGCGATGCTTGCGTATTCTACAATGATGTTCCGCCACGTTGCAAAATACAAGGTCGGGAGGTAAATCAACGCCCATTCTACATTGTCCGCAAAAACCTTAAACCGAACAGATTCCATGCGCACGAGGACTGGTCTTTCGTTCGCCTGAAGTCGCTAACAAACCAAAAAACAGAAACGGTCTATCAGATCGAAGTAGAGGAGGATCATTCGTATGTATCAAATGGAATTGTTTCCAAGAATTGCCAGGACGTGTCGGTCGCAGGAAAGCGAGCCGGGATGCAGGAGGGAAGCGGCACAAGAAGCTCCCTCGCTTTCGACTTCGTGCGCCTTGCCCGCGAGCTGCGACCCCGATGGGTGCTTTGGGAGAACGTGGCGGGAAGTATCGATTCCAAGAACGCCCCCGACTTTCTCCGCTTCGCCTCTGCGCTTGGGGACTGTGGGTATTCTCTCGCATGGCGGGTGCTGGACGCGCAGTATGTGCGAGTGGACGGGATGGAGCGTGCCGTCCCGCAGAGACGGCGGCGTGTGTGGGTTGTCGGATGTCTTGGAGCCGATGAGTCCGTCCCTGCTCAAATACTTTTTGAGCCCGACTGCGTTGCGGGGCATACTCCGCCGCGCAGACGCGCGGGGCAAGGCTTTGCCTACTTTCTTGCAGGACGCGATAGAGTGGATGCTGGGATGGTGGGAAAGCCAAGAGTCTGCTCCTGTTCAGCAAAGCAACAGTCCCTCGCCTCAGACGAACAGTTAGCGGCAAGTCTCGGAAGCAACGACTACAAGGAGCCGCAGTGCATCGCCCTCGACGGCGACAAGCTGAAGCCGCGCGAAGACCAGCGCAAGGGCGGCAACGGCTTCGGGATAAACGAGGACGGCGCGGGCTACACCCTCACGGGCGTGGACAGGCACGGCGTCGCGTATGAGACGGAGTGCTACGAGAACCACGCGCAGGACAGCCGCGTCCAAGGCCCGATTGACACCGCTCCCACGCAAGGCTCGTCCAACGCGAACTCTGCGGGCGTGAGCGGCAACAACCCGCTCGTCTGCTTCTCCAAAGTCTCGCACCCGTCCGCGCCGAACGGCGAGGGCGAGCGCTGGGACGAGCGCGAGGTGGCGCAGACCCGCAACACCTTCGACAACGGCGAGAAGCGGTGCCAGGAGGTCGTGGTCAGCACGCAGGGCCTTGACGGCTACAACAAGACGCTCACGGGCGACGTGTCCCCGACCGTCACGGCGAAGCGGAGCGACCTGCACCACGTCCCCGGCGTGATCAGCACCAACTCCAACGGCGAGGACGTGGCCGCGACCTTAACGCGCGACCTCGCCAAGCAGACCGGCGCGCAACAGCAGAACGGGGGGGGGGTACTGCCTAATTAGGAGAATTGACATCTAGGCGAAAGGACAAGGTATGAGCAAGTTTGCGAAGAACAGAAAAAAGCAAGTGTCTGCGACTGTACGGATCAGGCGCATCTGGAAGGGTATCGTCAAAAGATGCACAGACCCAAGTTCGCATTGCTTTAAGCATTATGGGGGGAGGGGGATAGACGTCTGCAAAGAGTGGGCTACGTCCTATCAGCTGTTCTACGAATGGTCAGTCGCTCACGGATACGGAGACGACCTAACCATTGACAGGATTGACAACGACAAAGGGTATAGTCCGCAGAACTGCCGATGGGCCGACTACAAGGTTCAGGCGGATAACCGCCGCCAATTCCGTCGCCCGATGAGCAAGCGGTGCGTATGCATGACTCGAGACGGGAATGTTGTGCGCATCTACGATTCGGCTGGGAAAGCGGAACGCGAGTTTGGCGTACACGAAGACCACATAGCGAGAGCCGCGAGACTTGGCAAGGTCGCGTATGGTTTTCGTTGGATGTACGAATCCGACCTCGTGGTTCACGATAAGGAAGGAGTGGAAGGTGAATGAGCGCGATAGGGTTCAAGTACAAACAAAGCGAGAAGTCGCAAAAGCCGTTTGCAGAGAATGGCGAGGCACAAGCCCTGTCGAGCGGTTGTCACGACGCGGCGGTCGACTACGGCATCAACCCGCAGGGGAGGGGCATGAACCCGTTTGACCACGAACTGGGCGAGACGCAATCAGTCTGCCACCAAGGAGGCGTTATGCAAGTGAATGAGAATGACCTACTGAAAATGCGCTACATCGTCCGCCGCCTCACTCCCACCGAGGCGGAGCGGCTGATGGGCCTGCCGGACGGATGGACCATCCCCACGGGACTCCGCCGCTACTTCGGGCATGACGGCGAGCCTTCACCCGAACTGGTGTCCGAGTTCGTCGAGCGGTTCGACACGTTCAACGCCATCATGGCCGCATACGAGCATAAGGCCCCGCCAAAGGGCAAGTCGCGCAAGCAGGTCGCGGAATGGCTCAAGAAGATTTCGGACGCGGAGACTTGCCCAGACAGCCCACGTTACAAGGGGTGTGGAAATGGGCAAGCCACGAACCAGCCGAGGTGGATCGTGACGGGGCTTCTCGCCATTGGAGAAGGCATCGACCCGTTCACGGGAGAGGAGGACGCGCCATGATGACCATGCTTCAAAACGGAGACTGCCTAGACGAGATGCGCGACCTTGCGGACGGTTGCGTTGATGCAATCGTGACAGACCCGCCATACGGTCTTGCCTTCATGGGCGCGAAGTGGGACAACTTCGGCGGAAAGTCGTGCGGCAACGACAGCGCGGAAGTACGCAGACAGAAAGCGGAGGAGTACGCCGCGAAAAACAGTGGCGCTCCACGCTACGCAAATGGGCATGGTGGCGCACCGACATTGGACGCCATGCGCTCATTCCAGTCCGCCATGACCCCGATATTCGCTGAAGCCCTGCGCGTCGCCAAGCCAGGAGCGCACTTGTTGGCGTTCGGCGGCACACGGACATACCATAGGCTTGCTTGCGCCATAGAGGACGCGGGTTGGGAGGTGCGCGACTGCATCATGTGGGTGTACGGAAGCGGCTTCCCCAAGAGCATGGATGTCGCAAAAGCCATCGACAAGGCAAGCGGCTACGAGGGCGAAGTCATCGGTACGCGCATTGTTGATGTAGGTATGCAGGGCGGCAATATGCACGCAGGACGCCAACAACAACAACAACAACAACAGGTACGCGCCCTATCGCCCGAGGCCGCCACGTGGCAAGGATTCGGCACAGCCCTTAAACCCGCAGTAGAGCCAATCGTGGTCGCCCGAAAGCCGCTTGAAGGCACGGTTGCCGCCAATGTCCTCAAATACGGCACGGGCGCAATCAACATCGACGGGTGCAGGGTGCCGACGGAAGAAACCGTGGTAGTCCACTCTCCTACACACAAGACGCTCCTTGACAGCGGACACAAAGACCTTGGAACATGGAAAAACAACAAAGGCCGCTTCCCCGCGAATCTGATACACGACGGCTCGGGCGAGGTGCTTGCGCTATTCCCCGATTCCAAGGGCGCGCTTGCGCCAGTCTACGGTAAGCAGGGAAATCAGAAGTGTCATACAGGTGACAACGGCATCTATGGACACTACGAACAGCGCGACGAGCCAATGTTTCCTCGCAACGACACAGGCACCGCTGCCAGATTCTTCTACTGCGCCAAGGCAAGCCGCTCCGAACGCGGCGAAGGGAATGTTCACCCAACAGTCAAACCTATCGCCCTCATGCGCTATCTTGTCCGCCTAGTCACACGCAAAAGCGGGATAGTCCTAGACCCATTCATGGGTAGCGGCACTACGGGCATCGCCGCAATCCAAGAAGGCATGAACTTCATCGGCATCGAGAAAGACCCGCACTACTACGAAATTGCGCAACGGCGAATGTCGCAAGCAAAGCGGGAACCAGAAGGGCCGATACAACTAGACCTCTTCGCACAAACGGAAGGAGAAACCAAATGCTCGTGAACATCGAGGGCGTCGCTTGCCCCGCAGACGCAAACGGCATCCGCGCTATCGTGCCCTACGTCTACACCTCCACGGACTCCCGCGAAACCCCGTCCGAGGTGCGCGACGCAAACCACGCGCGGGAGATCGTGCGCCGCCTGTGCATCCCGGAATCCGTGTTCATGGACGCCGAGCCGCCTCGCGGCGAGGGCTACGACCCCATGTGGATAGTGCAGGTTTCCGTACTCAACACGCGGAACAAGATCACGACATACCGCACCGGCTACCACAAGTTCGACGGATGCCCCCTCGCCGCAATCGGCTACATGATGGACATTCATGCCGCCATACGCAAAATCTTGAAGAACTCCAGAAAGGAGCTGGAGAAGGAACGCAAGGAACAGAAAGAAAAGAAGGAGAACGAGAAATGAAAACAACAGAACACGGTACAAGCCCGATGTCCAACTTCGCGTATATCGTAAACGAGATGCGCGAAGCCGTAAAGAACAAGATGTCGGCAGACCACGAAATGTCCGAAGACGAACGCGCCGTGGAGAAGTTCTGCAAGGACATGATTGCGGATTGGGCGGACTGCCTTGCGCGGCAGTACATTGAGATTGGCGATGCTATTCTGGACTTCTGCAACGCCTTCACTCTTGTCTATCCGCCGAACGACAAGGACTGTCCCGCGTTGCTTGCTGGCGCGTTCGAGGAGTTCAAGGAGGCTATGGGCATCGAGACAGTCAAATGCGAAGAAAAGGAGGCGCACGATGAGCCGCAAGCCTAGACCATGCGGCATCTGCCCGCTGCGCTCCGCCAACGGCTGGTGCGCCCACCTCGCAACCACTAGACCGCCAAACGCGCCCTCATGCGAGTGGGGGCGGAGGAAAATGAACTCGCAGTACGCTGCGGAGTACAACCGCAAGAAGTTCGGGTGGAAGAAGCGCGAGACAGGGGATGGTTGACGGCCTCGGCAGACTAGCGGAGGACGCTGACAGATGACGGCTCGGACACGGCTCGGAGGCGGTACGGAGTATACCGCGCACAGGCACGCACGCGAAGACGGCGCACATGATAGGCCGTCCGGCGAGCGCCGTCAACCTTTTTTCGACGGCAAGGCGTCTGAAGCCGCGTCCGAACGCAAAGTCCGACAGGCTCATGGTTGACAAAAAACGAGGTTAAAAGACATGAAAAGCACACTTAAATGCGAAGTCGGGGTAGCGAAAATATTTTTCTCGTGGTCTGGCGCGAACCAGTAAAAATGGCATGAATCGGCTGGGTTGACGTGTATGGCGGACGAGGGCGGCGAGACATTGCACGGAGGAGGTTCTGGAGTTGCGGAACCATCTGCGCAGAGCGGCGGGATTGCAAACCTGCGCCGTCCTTCAAGCACGGACGAAGCACGGGAGTGGGGCCGTCGCGGCGGGATCGCGAGCGGCGAGTCCCGACGCAGGAAAGCGAGCCTCCGCGACGAGCTTGTCGCGCTTCTCACGGCACACAACGGGACGGTTGCCAAGGCGATAGCCGTTGCGATCTGCAAGGAGGCGAAGAACGGTAACGTCGGCGCGTTCCGAGCGATAGCGCAGGTGCTTGGGGAGCTTAAGGAGGTCATAGGTATCGAGGGCGACTCCCTGCCGCCGCCCATCGTCCTGTCCGTCCACGACGCCGGGTTCATCGAGGCGGAGCGGGAGCGGCAAAAGCGGGAGTTCGCGGAGGTGGTGGACGTGGCGTACACGGAGCTGATGCCGCAGGGGACCTCTGCGGATTCCGCCAAAACGCCCGAAACGTCGGGGGCGACAGCGCAACCGTCGAATGGCGGGGCGGGGGAAGGGGCGGACATTGCGCCCACGGACGGTTCGTCTGGATCGGAATCGCGGGACGCGGGGGCTGGAGCCGGGCAGAACGCTCCTAGCGGAGCGGGGGCATCGGCGCAGGTGGATGGAGAGAACGCGCCCACGGGGGCGGAAATCGCGCCCGTGGAGGGCGGCGGCAAGAGGTTACAGAATGCGACCGATTCGCCGCAACCGCTACAGCCGAAACCGCGCGTCCCGCGCACCCCGTCCGAGGCGGCGGCGATGCGCCGGGAGCGGGAGGCGATGGAGCGCGCCGCGAACGGCGGCGGGCAGCGCGGGCGGAATGCGGCACAGCCGTACAGGGCCGTCCCAGTGACTTTTCCGAGGAGACAATAAGGCAGAAAGGACAAGACAGAAATGGCAAGAGACTGGAGAGAGTACCTGCGCCAGCAAGAGATAAAGACCGTCCCCATCGAGGACGTGAAGCCGTACCCTAACAACCCGAGAGACAACTCGCCCGCCGTCCCGGCGGTCGCCGCGTCCATCGAGCGGTTCGGGTTCCGCAACCCGATCCTCGTGGACGGGGACGGCGTCATCATCGAGGGGCACACGCGCCGCCTCGCCGCGATCAAGCTCGGCATGAAGGAGGTTCCCGTCGTGTACGCGACCGACCTCACCCCGGACGAGGTGAAGGCCCTGCGCGTGATCGACAACAAGACCGCCGAGCTTGCCGACTGGGACGAGGACGTTCTCGCGGGGGAGGCGGAGCTGCTGAAGGACGCGGGGTTCGACCTCGAGGACTTCGGCTTCGACCCGAAGGAGCTGGAGGCCATGCTGTCGCCCGACCCCGCCGAGGGGCAGACGGACGCGGACGACGTGCCGGACGTGGACGATTCGGAACCCGTGCGGTCAAAACGCGGCGAGGTTTACGTGCTGGGCGCGCACAGGCTCATGTGCGGGGACTCCACGAGCGCGGAGGACGTGCGCAGGGTGTGCGCCGACGGCGAGGCCGACCTCTGGCTCACCGACCCGCCGTACAACGTGAACTACCACGGATCGGACGGGCAGTCGATCCAGAACGACTCGATGGAGGACACGAAGTTCCGCGAGTTCCTGCGCACGGCTTTCGGCCATGCCGAAAAGGCGCTCAAGCCCGGCGCATCGTTCTACATCTTCCACGCCGACTCGGAGGGCTACAACTTTCGTGGCGCGTGTTTCGACGTGGGTCTGCGCGTGAGGCAATGCCTCATCTGGAAGAAGGACAGCCTCGTCCTCGGTCGGCAGGATTATCAGTGGATTCACGAGCCATGCCTCTACGGATGGAAAGACGGAGCGGCGCACCGATGGGGGTCTGACAGGACGCAGACCACGGTGCTTGAGTTCGACAGGCCGAAAAAATCGGAGCTTCATCCGTGCCTTGCGCCAGAAACAATGGTCATGACGGATAAGGGGTATGTCCCGATAAGGGATATACGAAAGGGATGGCGCGTCCTTTCTGCGGACGGCAAGTTTCACATGGTCGAATATGTGTCAAGGCATCCATACGCAGAACCGATATACGCAATCAGAGCCGCAGGTTCTAATCTTGTCGATAGGGCAACACACAACCATCCATACCTCGTGGCGAGGAAATTAGGCGGGAAGGTCGGCGTGCTGTGGGTTGACGCAGAGGACGTCAAGGTCGGAGACTTTTTGATGACGCCGCAGGTTGCGTTCGGAACAGAAGAGCCGATGGATGAGCTGGATGCATGGTGCTACGGACTCTGGCTCGCGCAGGGAAGTGTTGCGCGATCCGGAAACAGCCGAAAGTCGAAATACCCGGTATTCGCGCTAAATGAAGAGAAGCCTGAACTTCGGGATAGGCTTGTCGAGTGGGGGAAGGGCGCAAAGGTCTCGACGTATAGGAACGGGGCCGGACACGGAATAACCGTGATGGTATTTGACGCGCGAAAAGGAGAGAAGTGCGTAAAGCTGTGCGGAACCCACGCGGCGAGCAAGTGCGTTTCCCCGGAAGTGTTCACATGGAGCGAAAAGTTGCGGAGGGCGTTCTTCGAGGGGTACATGGCTGGTGATGGATGCGTTATCAAGACGCGCGGACACAGGCACTCAAAGAGCGTATCGCGCGCGCTTGCGTCGCAGATCAAGTTCATGGCCGAATCGCTGGGCTACAAGGTCGCGATGTACTTCCGCGAAGCGCCGAAAGAGGCGGGAATCGGGGATCGGAAGTTCAAGACGACGCGTCCGTATTGGAGTTCTGACTACAAGACGGCAAAGGAAAGGACGTGGCACACCAGGCCATTAATGTACAAAGGGTCTCCGTACTGGCTGCGCAGGGTGGCTTCCGTCACCGCGCAAGAATATGACGCAGACGTGATAAATTTGTCGGTCGAGGGATGTCACACATTCCAGACAGCGTGTGGGATGACTCACAACACCATGAAGCCCGTCGCGCTCGTCGAGTACCTCATGGGCAACTCGTCCAAGAAGGGCGACGTGGTGCTGGAGACGTTCGGCGGGTCGGGGACGACGCTGATGGCGGCGGAGCAGACGGGGCGCGTGTGCAGGTGCGTCGAGCTCGACCCGCACTACTGCGATGTCATACGGAAGCGGTGGGCGGAGTACGTCCACGGGGTCGGGTGCGACTGGGAGGCGCTTACGCCGAAGGAGGCCCTGCCGTGAGCCGGGGCGTCCCCCGCTGCAGCCGCGAGTGGCTGGATGCGTACAACAAGCGCCTCGCCGCTTCGCGCGACAGGGCGCAGAAGCCGTCTGCAGCGCGTCCGTCGGCGAAGCGGGCGCTTGTGCCATACTCTCCCGCGAAGAGCGAGGCGGTGCCTTCCCGTGCCGCAGAGGCGAAGCAGACGCAGACCGAGCGGCGGTACAACCGCGACTGCCTCGGCGGGCGCGGGAGGTTCGCGCCGGTCGCGCTCCGGCTCCCCGGCGGCGGGAGGTACACGCCGGACTTCATGACCGTGGATGACGGCGTGGTGACGTTCCACGAGGTCAAGGGCAGCTACCGCCTCGGCTCGCAGGGGCGGGCCTATACCGCGTTCCACGAGGCGGCGGCGTACTTCCCCATGTGGAGGTTCGTCTGGGCTCACTGGACGGGCAGGGCGTGGGAGCGGCAGACGCTCGCGGAGATCGGCGCGGATAATCCAGAAGGGGAGAAGGGGGATGCGGAATGAGAATCGTCAAGCCTACAAGGCGGCTCCTGGGGGAGTACCTCCGCATGAGGGAGGCGACGCTCGCGACGTGCGCGGAGAAGTACATCCTCCCCGCCGATCCGTTCGCGCCGCCTCCGTCCTGGTTCGTCCCGTCGGAGTGGCGGTGGGCCGTGGACGGCGGAGAGGTGGTCGGCGTCCTCAACGTGAGGATGCGGCTGAATCGAGACCTCCGCGAGTGGGGAGGGCGCGTCGGGGTGGCGGTGTCCGCGACACGCAGGGGCAACGGTATCGGCAAGGCGCTCTTCAAGAGGGGCGTCGGGATGGCGCGCGAGTTCGCGCCGGGCGGCGTCCTCGTCACGGTCAGCGCGGACAATCATGCCAGCCTCCGCATGGTGGCGGCGGTTGCGCTTGCCGAGGGGTGGCCGCTTTCTGCGCGGCTTGGCAAGGTGGCGGCGAGAGGCGTGTGGCGCATCAGGATCGGCGCGGCGAACAGGCCCGAAAAAAAGGGCGTGAAGATTTATTCTTTTCCCCGTTGACTTCCGCGCGGACAAGAGCGATCATGTCCGCGCCTGCACGGGATAGGCCCTGCGGGCGAAAACAGGAGAACGCAAAATGGAAAAAACCTACATTCTCAAGATCTCGGCGGACGGGCGCGTGGAGCGCGAGCCGTTCGACGCGGCGGACAGCCTCGGCCAGCTCCAGCGGGCGGTCGGCGGCTACATCGAGCGCGTGCCGATCCCGATGGTTCGGGGGCACGACCTCTTTGTGAACGAGGAAGGCATCGCGGAGCGGCTTCCATACAACATGGTCGCTTCTCGGTTTGTGATCGGTCGGTCGCGCGGGGCGACGCTCGGAATCCTTGGCAACGCGACGTTTGCCGCGCACGACCGCGACGGCGAGACAATCGGGCTGACGGACGCCGAGTGCGCGGACATCGAGCGCGCGCTTGCGCGGTTCGGCGGCGGGGTGGCGAAGGCGGAAGGGGGCGCGGAATGAGAATCGAGCTTCTTGACTACGGCAACAGCCGAAAGGCTTTCAACATCCCGGAGAAAGACGATATTTATGACGCAACTATCCAGATATTGTCCGGCGACGAAGTGCTAAAGGTCATCACAAAGGACGGACAACTTCACGTCTACGACGCGTCGAATACTCGTATTGTATGTTTCGATGACGGTGAATACATAGTTTATTCCCCCGGAGTCGACCTGTTCGAGAACGAAAGATGGCTCGCACGGAAATCAGCCTATGATGGAGTAGATATTGCAATGGGGGTGGCGGAATGAAGTTCGTGATAACGCTTGGAGACGCGGTGGAGCCTGCGTTCGTCGCGCTTATATTGGCGAGGCTTGCAATCGGCGTCGCTGTCCAGTGGGCGCGGGAGCGCAAGCGGAAGAATGGAGGCAGGGCATGAGGGAAATCTCCGACGAGAAACGGGAGCAGATGAACAGGCTGTACTTCGCGGCGATAAATCTCCGCGAGGCACAGTTGGCGTTCTGCAACGACGGAGCGGACGTGCGAACGGTGAAGGAGCTGATGGACAGCGGCGACAGGCTCGGAATGATCCTCACGGAGATCAACGGCGGGAAGTCGCCCGTCTGCTTCATATCCCGCGCGGACAATATCTGCAAGACGGCGGCGTTGATCGCCGGAGGTTGACGCCCCCGGCTGATTGCGGAAACCTATAAGGAGAAAGAAATTCTATGCAGAATGTAAAGAAGGGCGACTTTGTGAAGCTTGAAGGGACGACATACCGCGTCGCCTCGAGACGCGGAGACGGCGTCTTGGAACTTGCCGACTACCGGGGGAAGATCGTGGATGTCTTGCCTGAATCGGATACGCGCCTGTTGCCAGGCAAGAAGGAGGATATGGTCGCCAACTCCCGCGCGTGCAACGGCGTCCGCTCCACAAACGCCGTCGTGCAGAATGCGCTCAACGCGCGCACGGCGAGGAATGCGGACGGAGATGGCGCGGCGGTCAAGGCAATCAGGGATCTGCAACGCCGCATCGCGCCGCTGGCCAGAGAAGCCGAAGCGATGCGCGGGAAGTTCATAGCCAACAAATGGTATGGCTACGACGCGGCGCTTGAATTCATCGCCAAGCGGCTGAAAGAAGCCGAGGCCGAAGGCAAATGGTAATTTCCTCCAACCCAACCGTGGCCAACGCGGTGCGCGCGAGCCGGAAGGCCGTTTGCAACGCCGAGATCGTGATCAGGCCGTCGCCATCCGCGGACACGCGATCGGCGGACCACGCCGTCACGGAGGACGAGCTGCGCCGATCGACGGAAATGCACATCGACGACGTGCGGCGCGGGATGGAGTGGCTTGCGGACGCGTTGCGCGACCGAGGGGAGAGGCACGACTGGACCAAGCTCCGATACTTCACGTCCTTCTATCGACAGTTCAGTGACGCGCAGAAAACGGGATGCTGGGGCAACGGCTGGTACGACCGCATCCATTGCGCGAAGGAGCGCCACCACGTCGAGGACGCCTGCCCGGAGGACGTGAACCTCATCGACATCCTCGAGCACATAGTGGACGGCGTGATGGCGGGCAAGGCGAGGTCCGGCGTGTACAGGCAGGACGTGCTTGGCGCGGGAATCCTCGAGCGCGCATACGCGAACACGCAGAAGATTGTTTCCGACGCGGTGAGCGTCGGTGAGTGAAAGAGAAAAACACTACAAGGAGAACGAAAATGAAGAAGCAGTCGAAGAACGCGAAAAAGCCCGTCACGAACGTGAAGCGTCCGTCGAAGGGCACGGTCAACAACGGCAGGCGGGGCGCGAAGTGAGGCGCGTCCGTTGCAAGATGGAGCTTGCGGCGACCGCCGCGAGGAACGGATCGAACTTCCGAGACGGAAAGCGCCGCCGCACGGAGGCGAAGCGAAAGGCAAAGGTAAAGGAGAACGCAAAATGACGCAGACTTCCGAATTCGTCGCGCCCGGCCATCCCGACAAGGTGGCCGACGGCATCGTATCGTACCTTCTCGACCGCTACATCGAGCGCGACCCCAACGTCCGCTACGCGATGGAAGCGCAGGTGAAGGACAACCACGTCACGCTCGGCGGCGAGGTGACGAGCGCGTACAGGATGGGCGAGGACGAGCTGAAGCGGCACGTCCGCGACGCCATCTGCGCCATCGGCTACACGCCGGAGTACGCCAAGCGGTGGGGCGCGGAGAACTGCATCGACCCGGACGCGCTCGACATAGTGGCGCACGTCGGCGCGCAGTCCCCCGACATCGCGCAGGGCGTCGACGCGGACGGCTGGGGCGACCAAGGCATCTTCTGGGGGATGGCGACCGGGACGGCGGCGACGGACTTCATGCCGCTCGACCACACCGTCGCCAAGCGGCTGGGGATGTGGCTCTACGAGGCCGCGCTGAAAGGCGACCTGCCGATTGGCCTCGACATCAAGACGCAGGTCACGGTGAAGGACGGCGCGGTGGTCAAGGTGGTCGTTGCCGCGCCTTGCATGACGGACGCGGAGGCCAAGGCACTCCGCGCGCCGATCCTCGAGTGGCTTGCCGGGGAGTGCGGAGAGAGGTTTGCAGTCTCCGCGAACAACCTTGTCGTGAACGGCACGGGCGCGTACGTCCGCCACGCCTCGGCAGGCGACTGCGGCACGACAGGGCGCAAGCTCGCCGTGGACTTCTACGGGGGATCATGTCGCATCGGTGGCGGGAGTTGCTGGGGCAAGGATGCAACGAAGGCGGACGTGACGCTCAACGTGTACGCCCGCCACCTCGCGTTGCAGATGCTGGAGAAAACGGGCGCGGACACGGTGTACTGCGCAATCGACTGTTGCATCGGTCGGCGCGAGATCGGCATCGTCTACCTTGACGGGCATCTGGACGAGATCGCCGTGAGCGGCGACTCGCGGCCCGCGCGCGAGGTGATCGCGGAGCTGGGCCTCCGCGCCCCCGTGTGGGCGTTCAAGTGCCGCAACGGACTGTTCGCCGTCCCGGACGCGGAGCGCGCGTAGGGGGGGGCGGATTTCGCGCGATGGCGGAGGCGTTCGCAAGACCGCGCACGTTCGACGATCTGGTCGTTCCGGCGTACCACCGCCCGAACGACCTGTTCTTCTCCGGCCTCGCCAAGCAGCTCTGGCTCACCGGCGGGCGCGCCAGCATCAAGTCCACGGACGCTGGCTACCTCATCCCGCTCGGCGTGATGGCGCACCCCGGAGTCTCCGCGATGGCCCTGCGCGTCCACGGGGTGGATCTGAAAACGTCCGTCTACCCGAACATCAAGCAGTGCATCACGTGGCTCTCCGATCTGTGGCCGGAGCAGAGACTGCTGGAGCGGTGGCGGTTCCGCGAGGACTGCCGCTTCATGACGTTCGACGGCAACAGGGGAATCGTGTTCCACGGCCTCGACGACCCGACGAAGCGCAAGTCCGAGAAGCCGCCGTGGGGCGGGTACTTCGGCTATATGTGGTGCGAGGAGCTGGACGAGTTCGACCCGGAGGCGATCAAGTCGCTCCGCAAGTCCGTCCTGCGCGGCGGCGAGATCGGACAGTCCATCTACACGTTCAACCCGCCGAAGTCGAAGAGCGCGTGGGTGAACGCGGAGGCGGCGAGGCCCGCGCCGGGGAAGTACGTGTTCAAGACCACGTTCCTCGACGTGCTGCCGCACCACCCGGAATGGCTCGGCGCGACCTTCATCGAGGAGGCGATGCAGGCCAAGGCGGAAAATTCGGTCGAGTGGCGGTGGGAGCTGATGGGCGAGGCCGTCGGGTCGGGCGGCGAGATATTCCCGCTCTGCGAGCAGGGCGAGATCACGGACGAGATGATCGCGCGGTTCAAGGGGAACGGCATGGCGAGGTACGGCCTCGACTTCGGCTTCACGAACCACCCGACCATCCTCACCGAGAGCGCATACGACCCGAAGGACAAGACGATCTACGTCTGGTACGGGAAGTACCTCTACCACGCGTTCGAGGAGGACATCGCGGAGGAGATTCGCGGGCGGGGGTTGCAGAACGCCATCATCAACGCCGACCGGGCCGAGGACAGGGCGATTGCCAAGATCCGCAACCTCGGCATCCCGAACATCAGGCCGTGCTGGAAGTCGCCGGACGGGTGGCGAGATGCGGGGATTCGGTTCCTCGCCCAGCACCGCATCGTGATCGACGCGAGGCCGAGGCGGGCGAAGGACGCGTGGAACGAGATGAGCGTCTATGCGCACAAGCGGTACAAGAACGGCGACCTGCATTCCGACTACCCGAAGGAGGGTGACGACGCGGCTGACTCGGTTCGGTACGGGCTGGAGCCGGACATTCGGACTTGGTACAAGCCGAAGCAGTGGTCTCTGCCGCAGGGCTACGCGCGGCGGTTCGCTCCGAGCGGTAGCTGATAAAACGAATAAAAAACGAATCCGTAAACCAAAGCGGGAAACCTAAGCGCAAAACCTAACCGAAACCAAAGCGAAGAACCTAACGGAAACCAAAGCGAAGAACCTAACGGAAACCTAACGAATGAGAATGAGAATGAGAATAATACTCGCTCTAGCGAGCGAGTAAAAACGCGCCCGCGCGCGAGGATCGAGCCTGACTTCCTCCGAAACGCCGCCGCGCAGCTCGGCATACCGCGCGACTTCGCGGACGGTCGCGACTGGAGTTCGGCGCGGTGTTTGGACGCACTTCCGTGGCGGCGATCCGCCGGGCCGTGGCGGAAGCGGCGGAATCGGGGAATTTCCGTCCGTCGTGCGCTTTGCATTCCCGCCATCCCAGGCAGAATCGCGTAGAACGGGGATTAGAGCCGCAGAGAACGCTCCGCACGGTCCAAACGGGAAAATATACGTCCCGACAGGGCGGACGCCTTGTAGGGGCGTTTTTTGCGCGTGGGCGTTCCGGGCGCGGATTGCCGCCGCCAAGGCCGCCGGACAGGGGTGCGCGTGGGCATTTCCAGTCCATGCGAAAAAAGTGTCTTTTCGGGGTTGCCTTTCGGAAAGGAATGTGGCATCATGTCCGCGCTCGCAGGTGATAGGCCCTGCGGCGACAACAGGAGAACGCAAAAATGAGAACCAAGGCACAGAACGCGCTGGCAAGGGCCATCGCGAATCGCCGCCGCGAGATCGCGGAGGAGACGGCGGAGATCAACAGGCGCATCGCGGAGCAGGCTCCGTCGATCCGCGCGCTCGCCAAGAGCGGGACGCCGGAACAGCGGAGGCTTGCCGCCCGCTGGCTCGCGCTCGGCTAGGCGGAAGGGCTGGGCGGTCGGTAGGCTCGGATTCGCGGGCGGCGACCGCCGGAACGCCGGGAGGGGGAGGGGCGGCGCGGCAACCGCCCCCTCCCGCTCCCCGCGCGGGGGGCGGCGGCTGGTCGGTGCTTCCCCGCTTGGGCGTTCCCGGCGACCGGGCGGCTACCGGGGGAGCGGGCGCGGCAAGGCTCCGGCCCCGCTTCCGGCCGCTTCCGGCCCCGCGGCGCGCCCCGGTCGGGGGCGGTTCCGCCCCGCTGGCCCCGCTGGCCCCGCTTCCGGCCCCGCTGGCCACGCTTCCGGCCCAGCTGGCCCCGCTGGCCCCGATCCGCGCCCCGCTCCCAGCCGACCGGGCGCGTCCGCGCCGCGCAAAACCGCGATTAACCGCCGCCAAGCCGCGATAAACCGCCAAAACGAAAAAAAACGAGAAAAAACGCCTTCTCGCGTTGACTTCGCCGCCGCTCTTTGGTACTCTGTCCGCCGTGGCCCGCCAAAGCGGAGGTCGAAGCCCGCGAGAGGCCACGAGCGGCAATCAAACCCTTCCCCCGCCGGAAGCAGGCCCGCGCAACCGCTGCGCGACTTCGACCCTGCCCCGGCGGGGGATTCTCGTACCAACGGAGGTCGAAGTCCAATGGCAATGAAGGCAAGGCGGCCCGGAAAGACGGGCAAAGGGCGTCGGGAGGTTCCCGGCGCGGTCAAGGCGGCGCGGAGCGAGGCGGGAATCGCCAGCGAGGCGCGCTGGTTCATCAACGACTACGGGCACGGAGGGATCGCCCCGGCGGCGGTCCGCTCGGAGTACGCGGCCCTGCTCCGCAAGGCGCGTCCGCACGAACGGCGGTGCGCGAGGGAGCTTCGCGCGGCGCGCGCGGCCTACGACGAGGCGATGGCGCGCCCGTTCACGCCGTTCCCCGCCGGAGAGCGGCGCGGGCTCCGGCTCGAGGGCGGCGGCATCCAGTGGCCGGAGGCCGAGGCGGTGGGCGTCGAGGTCTACGACCGCGCGGGCGCGCTGGTCGGGGTCGTCGAGGGCAAGGCGGTCGCCAAGCGCGGCGGCTTCACCGAGGCCGAGGCGCGCACGGTCAACGAGTACCTGCGCCTCGCGGGGGCGAGGGTCGCGTGATGGGCGTCCCGAAGCGCACGAAGGGCCTCTCCGCCGCGAAAACGGCGGAGGGGCGGTGGCGCACCGTCCGGCGGAAGGGAGGGCACAGCGTCCTCCTCGCCCCGGACGGGCGCGAGTTCGAGGGCACCGAGGGGGAGGTGCGCGCGGCGGCGATGACCCCGGAGCGGCGGCGGATGCTGGCCGACGCGCTCCGCGTCACGCGGCTCACGACGAAGCCGGGGACGGCGGACAGGCGGCGATTCGCCGCCTCGCGCCGCCGCGACGCGATCCTCGGCACGGAGACGGACGCGGCGCTCGGCCTTGGCGGGGGCGTTTCGCTCCCGCCCGCGCTCGCGATCCGCGCCGAGGCGGCGGCACGGTTCGACGGCATGGCCCTCGACGAGTGGCTTGCCGAGGCGGCGGACGCGCTGGTGGGCGCGGTCGCGGGCGCGAACGGCGGCGAGCTACCGCTCACGCGATACGAACGCGCGGCCCTCGAACGCCTCGCGCGGAGGGCGGCGGGCTGACGGGAGGCAGGTCGGCAAAGGAGAACGCAACTGGACAAAGGAGAACGCGCGAGGACGCGGCACGGAGGCCCCGTGTCGCGTTCTTTTTGTCTTGCGGCATGGTTGCGCGGACGGACTGCGGAGGGCGCGTGGGGGCTGGAAACGCGGCGTGTGCGCGCAAGGAGGTTGACGCTCCCGGCTGATACCACACAGGAGGTATTACGATGGCAGATTTCAAGGCGGCCGACCGCGTGGTCAAGATGAGCGGCATTGCCGCAGGGAAATACGGCACGGTGAACTCCGTGCGCGATGACGGAACGCTGAACGTCACGTTCGACGGGGAGCGGTTGCCGCGCTACTGCGACCCGGAGCGGTGCTGGCAGGTGGCGACGAACACGAAGTTCAAGGTGGGAGACCGCGTTATCATCAAAGAATGGGCCAAGCAGAAAACAGCAGGATACGGGCGCGGCACGATCATCAAGAAGGTCGGGGCGCAGTTCCTTGTCCGGCCAGACGAGCAGTCGCACGAAAAATACTATGTCCCTACATACGCATGGAACGAGGACGATCTCGTCGCCGCCAACGCGGCCCGCAACGCGGTGGCGCTTCCTAGCGACTCGATCCGTTCGGAAAGCGATCTTGCTCGCGCTTTTGCCAATAAAGGATGGAAACTTATCATGGAAGGAAATCGCTGGACTCTTCGAGACGATAAAGGGATGGTTAGATGGCAGGATAGTTTCGGTGGGGACGCGGAATCATACGACCGAGTGTTCAGGCGTTTTGCGTCGTACCTGAACCTACGTTGATTGACCCCCTCGGCAGATACCGATGGCGACGAAGAGAAAGACAGTGGCGACGAACGTGGCGGCGGTGCCCCCGGTGCTTGGGGGCGTCGCCTCGTCCTCCGCGTCGCCCATGAAGAGCGTGCCAAGCCCCAGGGCCGGACGCACGGTGAAGGTCGGCGCGGACGGAAGGGTCGTGGACAGGCGGGCGGAGGCGTCCGTCCTGCGCGCAATCGCGGCGCGGTTCAAGACGCACTACTACAAGGACACGGTCGGGTGGATGCACGACACCCTGAACCCGCTCTGGAACATCAGCTCCCGGCAGGCGCAGATGATCTACGACTTCGCGCGGTCGGGAAACTACGCGCAGCTTGAATACCTCTACAACGAGATCGAGAACTGCTCGCCGGTGTTCTCCGTGTGCGTGACGCGCCGCACCGGCGCGCTCTCCGAGCTGGACTGGAAGGTCGTGCGCTCCGACGAGCGCCTCAACCGCAACGCGGACTCCGGGCTCGTCAAGGAGCAGACGGAGTTCCTGGAGACGGCAATCGCGCACATCGACAACCTCCCGGAGGCGCTGGAGCATTTCGCGCTCGCGGCGTTTCGCGGCTTCTCGGTCGCGTCCGTGTGGCGCGGGAACGACGGGATGCCGCAGCACCTCGAATGCCTCGACCACTGGAACATCTGCCGCGACCTGCGCAACAGCAAGTGGTTGTGGAACCCCGGCGCGGTCTCGTTCGTGAACCCCACGTTCTCGTCGAGCGGGATGACGGTGATTCCGGCGGAGGACAGCGTCGCCCTCGTTCGCAAGCGGCAGATCGACTGGCCCGCGATGAAGATATTCCTGCGCGAGGCGATTGGCGAGCGCGACTGGGGAAGGTTCCTCGAGACCTACGGACTCCCGCCGGTCATCATCACCATGCCGGAGTTCACGTCCAAGGAGGACCAGGACGCCTACGTGGAGGCGGCGGCGTCCGTGTTCGAGGGGCGCAGCGGCGTGATACCGCACGACTCGGAGGTGAACTTCGCGTCCGAGTCGCGCGGCGTGAACCCGTTCACGGAATTCGTGGACCACCAGATGAAGCTCTTCGTGCTGCTCTCCACGGGCGGCACGCTCACGT